ATTACTGCAAAATAATTATTGACAGATTGATATTATAATTTATAAGAATAGTAACAATGGAGAAAAAAATGAGAAGTTATCATGATATAATAACACAAAAATCAGCTAGATTTGAGAGCGTCGGTTTAAATAATTCAGATATTAAATTAAATGATAATCTATTCGACTTTCAAAAAGAATGCGTTGAATTTGCTTTAAAAAAAGGGCGTTCAGCTTTATTTGCTGCAACTGGATTAGGTAAAACAATGATGAGCTTGTCATACGCTGATAATATCATGAGACACACGAATAAACCAGTGTTGATGTTATGCCCTTTAGGTGTAGCAAAACAACATGAAAAAGAATCTCATAAATTTGGATTTAATGCTAATTTATCACGTGAAGGCAATTCACAAAAAACACAAATTGACATTGCCAATTATGACGCATTGCATAAATTCGATTTAACAAAATATTGCGGCGTTATATTAGACGAAAGCAGCATTTTAAAAGGATTCAATGGAAAAACATATAAAGTTTTATGTGATAGCTTTTCACAATATGGCTTTAAATTAGCTGCAACAGCAACACCTAGCCCTAATGACCATATGGAGCTAGGGCAACATAGCCAATTCCTAGGTGCATTAGCTAGTGCTGTTATGTTGAGCAAGTATTTTCAAAATGATACAGGTGACACTGGTCAATGGTTTTTAAAGCCTCATGCTGAAGATGATTTTTGGGCTTATATTGCTAGCTTTTCAAGATGCTTGTCAATGCCTAGTGACTTAGGTTACAGTGATGATGGATATATTTTAGAACCACTTAACGAAAAATATCATATCGTTAAATCTGATTTAACCAATAATGCTGGATTTGATAAAAAAACAGGTCAAAATAACTTGTTTAGGATTGTTGATACAAGTGCAACGTCAATCCATTCAGAAAAAAGAATGACTGCTGATTTGCGTGCTTTAAAAACTTGTGAAATTGCAAATTCTATAACAGATTGCAAGGTAATTTGGGTTGAGACTAACTACGATGCAGATGCTGTCCGCGCTTCTAATTCCAACATTGAGGAGATTAGAGGTGATATGAAAAATGAATTAAAAGAAGAATTAATGGACGCATTTACAAGTGGTCAAATAAACACTTTAATGACCAAACCTAGCATTGCAGGATTTGGATTAAACTGGCAACATTGCCACAATACTATTTTTGCAGGGGCTTCATTTTCTTTTGAGATGCAGCACCAAGCTATTCGTCGATTTCATAGATTCGGGCAGAAAAAACAGGTTAATGTTCACTACGTCCAATCTGAAAGTGAGACTAGGATTTTTGAGGTTTTAAAAAACAAAACTAAAAACTTTCAAGATTTAATAACAAAAATGAAACAAGCACAATCTAAGGAAATACAATCTACAACTATTCAAAAATACAAACCAAATGTAAAATTTAATCAACCTAACTTTTAAGGAAAAATAAAATGAACACCGTAATAAATCAAGTGATTACTGATAACTTTGCAGCATACAATGGCGATTGTGTTGAAGTATTACCCATGCTTAAAGAAAATAGCATAGGGCTATCAGTATACAGCCCCCCATTTGCATCATTGTTTACGTTTAGCGACAGTGAGAGAGATATGGCGAACGTATCAAGTAATGAGGAATTTTTTGAATGTTATCAAAAAGTAGTTGATGAGATTTTCAGAACCACAAAAGAAGGAAGGTTAACTTGCGTTCATTGCATTGATATTCCAACCACAAAGGGTAAAGATGGGGTAGTGGGATTTTATGATTTTAGTGGTGATATTATTAAAGCCCATATTAAAGCTGGATTTACATATCATGACAGAATTACGATTTGGAAAGACCCTGTAGTTGAAATGCAACGAACTAAAGCGCTTGGATTGCTTTATAAAACTTGCCGAACAGACGCAACTCGCACTAGAACTGGCAATGCTGATTACATATTAACATTTAGAAAGCCAGTAGATGGTGTAAATGACAAAACACCTGACCCAGTTACCCATAATGCGGATGAATATGCTGTATCATTATGGCAAAAAGTCGCAAGCCCCGTTTGGATGGATATTAATCAAAGTGACACCTTGAATGTTAAAATCGCTAGAAGTGATAAAGATTTAAAACACTTATCCCCTCTTCAGCTTGGAGTAATTGAACGGCTAGTGTTACACTACTCAAATAAAGGAGATGTTGTGTTAACGCCATTTCTTGGAGTAGGCAGTGAGGCTTATGTAGCATTAAAATTAAATAGAAAAGCGATTGGCATAGAACTTAAGGAAGAATATTTTAAAACCGCTGTTGGCTATTTAAAAGAGGCTGAAAGCTCGTTTATTAACGGGCGTTTAATATAGTAATTTAATCTATATATGGGCTGGCTGATAAAACACCTGCCCATATATTTAATGTATTAACCTAAAAAAATGGTTAACAACACATTTAATGCTATTAACCACCTTATGTTTATATTTTAAATTATTATTGCTATAGCGCCATTTCAAGCTTTAAGGATAGCATAGGATTACCCTTAGCCTTTGGCGAACTTCGCCTATCTACAATTTTCCAAGTCTTGCCAGCCTTATCAGTAAAATTACCACCGACCATTGACGAGTTATAAACAGCAGTTGAAACAATCAAGTTTTTTTTAATAACAGCATTTGCCATTGTGTTTCCCTTCATGAAAACTTAGTTATAGTTAGAATATCTCGACATAAGATATTCCATAGCCGCATCACGACCAGTTTTAGCCTTGACGGGTTCAGTATGTCGAATTTTCCGACCATCTGAATTATTTGACGCATAGCTTTTTGAACCAGCGTTAACGACCTTGTAAGAATATGCGCTAGGATTGCATGAAGCGCCTAAACCCGCATTATGAAGCTTTGCAGCCCCTTTAATCGTGCCACACTTTGAATGTGCGATTGATAAATGCTTAATGCCGTAATATGCGTTAGTCTCGCAGTTATACAAAGCCTGCTTTGTGCCACGATAGCCAATACCCTTAGCTGTTGCATATTTTAGTTGATATAAACCAATCTCACCAACGCCGCCAGTTACATGGCATTTAAAGCCACTCTCTACTTTAGCAACGCCAACAACTAATTGTTCAGGCAATCTGAAATTATCTCTATTAACGCGCTTAATCATTTCTAATGGGTTAGCCATAGCTGGTGAACATGAATTAACTAAAGCTGCAAATGCTATTAATTTATACTTCATTTTTCGCATCCCTCTTTAATTCGTTTTTAACAGAAAAGTATTGTAAAATGCTCTTAACTGCTAAAAAAACACATATAACCGTTAATACATTTAATATATATGCACTATAAGTGTGCAAGCTGGTTACTATATTTATTAAAGGACTATCAACTTCTTTAATAAAATAATGCCACAACTGATAAAAAGAAGCACTAACAACCCAAAAAACTGAATCAAACCTGTGACTTTTCAAGTCATCCTCATCTACTTCGTATTTAGATTCAAACATTTTTAAAAAAAACTTCATTTTGATTATCCTATAATGTCAATAATCATTAACGGCTTTTTAATTGATTTGCAAGCGAAAATTCAACAATCATTGAAATTAATTGCACCGTTGTATCGGCATTTAGCATCGACCGCATATATTTTACACGGTTATTAACTGCCATTGTTGAAATTCCTAAAAGCAGGCTTATATCTTCAACCCTTTTGCCTTGACGCAATAAGTTAACTATATCAAGGTTTATGCCTTTAATTTCAAATTGCTTTGTGACGCTTTTTTCAAAATTCATGTCACACTCCGTATTCCGCGCTGTTCATTTCACCTATTGATTTGAATTTATGACCTCGCTCTTTTATTTCTTGATTGCGCCTAAAATAGTTCACAAGCCCCCCAGCTGTTGCTGCTATCATTAATGCCCCGTTTTGTAATTCTGTTCTGTCTATATACGGATTGCGACCGCTACGCCCTATGTTTCTTATGATTTGCTCACAACCTTCGTCATACCAAAAACCCTCATATATACGCTTGAAAACGTGTGAATATGCCATTTCAGAATGGCTGAAAGGCTTACCAGTATCGGAATTTATAACATTGTTGTCGATATATTCATGAATATCAGTTAACTTGTGAATTGCCGCTTGTTTAGCTAACATTACGTTTTCTTGTGCGCCACGATTGCCACCGCCATCAACTTTAACGCTTGCATAATCCATGCCTTTACGCCCGTCTTTTTCTAATGGCGCTGATATTAATTCATATGCTTTTAGTGCATCATATTGCTCTTGTGTAAAGCTACCTTTGGAAAAAAACTTGTTTTTATTAACATCTAGGTAATCACTCACCGCCGCAAGTGGGTTAGTTACACCAACAATTTTACCAAATTCAGTCTTTACAACCATATGGCTCATTACATAATCAGCTTGCGTTCTGATTTTAGCAACTGATATAGACTTAATAGGCTCAAATTTATGTTCAGGCATAGTATCTCTTTAAGGCTAGTTTTAACACTACTAACCTTAAAGTTTATTAAACGCAAGTTATTTCTTAACCGCCATTAAACCAATCGTTAAGCTCATCTTTGATTGTTTCATAGCTCTTGCCATCAATTACATCCTTCTTTAGACCATCTAAAGCGTGAACCATATCTCTATAATCGGGGCTTCCTCTACCTCTAAAATGTTGTGCTATTTCAGTCGCTATTTCTATTACTTGTATTTGGTTAATTTTCATTTTCTGTTTCCTTAAATTCTACAAATATAAACCCTATTGCACCGTCAATTTCATCTTGATAATCAGTGTTATTGATATAATATGATAGTGATGCAATAGTATCAAAATCATTTAAATCAAAATTACCATCAATGTGCAAATTAACAGATTCCGTAACCATCTTATGCAAATCGTCAAGATTATCAACTGCTGAAAAACAACCACGTAAATATAAAACATTCACACCATAGCATGAGTTTTCTTCTTTATGAATAGCAACCCAAAAACCAAATTTTATATCACTCATTTGTATTTATCTCCAAATAGTTTTTGTTCTAAATCATCACTTAATCCGCCATAAACATTAATCAATGCGTCAATTTCATAATTTGGCACATATGGATAAATAGTATTGCCTATCTCATCTGAAATTGAATCTTCGGCGAATTGAACAAAAGGAAAAGGAATAAAATAATTATCATCCTGTTTTATATAACCAACTTCAAATTTTGAAAAATAGTTATAATCATCACAATCATCTCTTGGCTGGCAATAGTGAGTGCGTGAGGCTTGGACACTCAATGAAACTCCCTTATTTAAGGTGATACGCTCAAAAATACTAGGATTCAAGAAAACTTCACCTTTGTCATTATGATATTTCTTAAATAGGCTATTATCTTTCATTGCATTAAGTATTTCACCTATTTTAGGGTATTGTAAATTGTCTTTCATTACTCATCATAACCCTTACATTCATCTGATCTATCAATTAAATATGGTGTTTTATTCGACAAAAAATCCTTAAATAAAATACAAACAAAATCACCCGATTTAGTTAAATCCCTAAAATCACAATCAACACTGCAAAAATTACCACATTTTGATGTTCTTATTTTGTGTGTTATAACAATCTCACGTTCCATTATGCCACTCCTAAAAAAAATACTTTACTGTTACAGTGAAACTCTCACTAGTGAACTTGAAATCATTAGCAAAAACAACACCAAAAACTAAGCATCCAAATACAAGACCATCATCATTAATTTGTGATAAATCAGTAAAAAAAGTTTTAGAGCGCTGTCTAATTATGTCAACTAAAAATATAAATAGGTGCGATGACGCATAGAATAAAATTGTAATGAATATTGTATTTAATATAAGTTTCATTATGCTACTCCTAGTTCTGCGAGCAATTCATCGTCTTCTTTTGTAAATACAATTTTACCAGATGGTTTTAATTTGCGTTTAACTACATAGCCTGAATTTTGTAACTGTGATTTAACTGAATACAAATGATTTGCTAAAAATGAAGCGCAACCAAACTGCATAACCATTTCTACATACGCATTCATCCCATTTTCTGAAACAGGTTGAAATTTTACGAACAATCCATCTTTATAATACGTTAAATCAGTCATTTTTGTAACTCCCTTAATTTTATTAAGGTATCAACAATTAAAATCGCCTCCCGATTGTTAGCCCAATGATTAATGGCTTCTTCGACTGTAAAGTTTCTACACTCTGCTAATATCCTGCCACAGGATGACATGAAAAAACAATGCCCACGAGTGTCAACTAAATAATTTATTACGCCACTAACCCGTGCACTGCCGCTAACCCGTGCAGTGCCGCTAACCCGTGCAGCACCGCTAACCCATGCAGTGCCGCTAACCCGTGCAGCACCGCTAACCCATGCAGTGCCGCTAACCCATGCAGTGCCGCTAACCCGTGCACCGTCGAAAACCTGTGCAGTGCCGCTAACCCGTGCAGCACCGCTAACCCATGCAGTGCCGCTAACCCGTGCATCGTCGAAAACCCATGCATCGTCGAAATGTGATAAATTTATTTCACTCTGAACATACCCACCAACTTCACCTTTTTTTACGTCACCAAAATTAATGAGTGCCTTTACTCTAAAAAGCCCGTCAATGCCCGTTTTAATTAATTCATATTTTTTCATTTATTCTATCCGTTGTTAGGTTCAATATAAACTAATTTATCAACCTGTCAATAGTTTTTTTCACTAAAAATCAAAAATTAACAATCCATAATCAATATCTTTTAATGATATATTCTCGATAACAGCAACTTCGCACTCATCACTTAAATCAATTCCATCACCAAATGATTGACTAACAAAATCAACTGCATTTATTGGTCTTTCAATTACGAAAATCGCTATTTTGCCTTCACTATTATCTTCACTGTCTCTTGGAAGTCGCGCAAAATATTCTGCAACTTCAACTTTAGTCGAAAATGATATATGTTTGTCGCCATATGGGGCAACTTTAATAAAACCTTCTTTTATTATTTTTTCTGAATAGCAAGTCCCGTGATAAATAGGATTAATGAAATCATTAATTTGTTTTCCAAAACACTTAAACATTACAAATAACTCCCTACCAATGAATTTGTGTTATACCTTTTAAGTGTCAAAGAACTTTCATGTGTCAGTTTGCGACCACCTGCTACAGTATTGTTAGGTGGTATTAATTTTCTTATTTCACCATCACAAACATAAGGTAACAACTCAATAACTTCATGCTCTTTTAGCCCAGTTACAACGCAAATCATATCTACACCATTGCCTACGTTATACAATTCACGAACCCGTGACTTATTTCTAAATATAATTTCATCGCGAGATAAATCTTCTATTTTTTGTGTTTTTTTTAATAAATTGTTATCTTTTACAAATTTTGATATGTTATTTCTACCAACATGCACTATGGATTCAATCTGCGCCATAGTCATTTGTTGATAAAACTCAGTTATAAAATCACTAACCTTATAATTTTCACCGTCATATGATATTATTTTATTCATATGATTTTTAAAAACAACACCCTTTTGATTGATTTTAATACGAGGTTTATAAGATGATATTACCCCTCTTTTTCTCTTAACCCTACTTTGAATAAATCCTTTAGGTTTTTTTAAACCCATACTCATTCTTTTTTTGAAGACATTACTTTCAGAACACCCGATAATGGTTGCAAGGTGAACGTCATTTAATGTTTTGTAAAACAATTCAATCAATGATTGACGTGAATACGATTTGCCATCATAAACAACCTCTTTAATCCAGTCATAATCAATTTTAGGTTCATTTTTTTGCTTAAAACATTCAGTGGCTTTTCGCTCTTGTGGTGATAGACTTGATTTTAAATACCTTAATCTTTCAAGCTTTCCTTTTACAGCAGTCTCAGGCAAATCAACCATTACCGATAGTTTAGCATTACTATGGGTTTTCCAATATTTATCAAGAATATTTAAACGTGACAATTTAATGCCATCACATTCAAGTAGGTATTCCCAATTATAATGTCCACGCTCGTTTAAATGTGTATTGTTTTTTTCAATGTAATTCTTATTTTGCACCTTAACTAAATCAAGCTTTTTCATACCACGTGAAACGGCACTTTCAGATATTCCTAAAATATTACCCATTTCACGAATAAGTATTTTCTTGTAATTTTTTTGCAAAAACTCACTTGCAGTTAATTGTAAACCATTATGAGTGATTACCTTTGACCAGTCCATGTTATTTGACATTTTAAATTTCCGTATCTGGAATAATTATAAATTTATTTTTGAAATTTTCATGCTCTACCAATGTATTGTCTTTAATCAATAAAAAACCTTTATAATTAGTAACCTCACCTAAATAAAAATCTTTATAACGCCATAAATATACCATCACAAAGTCACCTTTCTTTAAATTACCCCAGTCATCACGCCATTTTAAAGGTTGGGGGTTAGCGGCGATTATATGAGGTGCGGCAGCTTGTAAGGATTCATCCAATAAATAGCTAGATGGCAACCACTCATCGCTCCTAACGTAGCAATCTTGAACTGCTCCTATAGCATCATCACTTATTACAAATTCATTCATTTTCTTAACTCCCCGATTATTAGGCAATATCTGTATCTGTTTTATTTCGATTGAAATACATAGCCTCAGCGATTAGAGGCGTAATATTTAGATATTTAGAAATGCGCTCAATCTTATCTGTATCATTTAAAAATGGCTCAATCAGTGGGTTAGCCTTTTGAAGAAATGGGAATACGTCGTTTAACATATCATCTAAAGTCCCCGTAAGCTGACAAGCATTGTTAAAATACTTGTCGATAGCAAGTAATGCGGATTGCGGTATGGTGATTTTAGCCATTTTCTTAACTCCCAGACTTCAAAGCTTTTTTAAAAGCACCTAGATTAAATCTTAAATCATAGCCCATCAGTTTACGTTCACTTTCAGTTAAAGTAACTAATTGGTCTTTCATTTCATCTATGCAATCTTGAAACCAATGTTTCTGCGTTTCGGTTAGCTTGATATTCATTGTTCCAGTTACAAAGTCATAATGTCTTAGCAAGAGCTGCCCCATAGCTTGGCGTTTTTCCATATCTATTTGCATGATTTATCCTAACACAACTACACATAAAATAGGGAATACGATTGTGCATACAAATATTGCAGTTAAAGTTGCTAAGATTTTAGCACCGTCAATTACCATTTCTGTAATTAATTTAATATTGTTTTTCATTTTAATTACTCCTCAATAATTTCAGAATTAAAATCTAATTCGTTTAGAGTAAAAGTAAATGGGGTCTTGTCAATCATATATAACGAACCAATTTCGTTATTAAATTGGTTATCACTTGCTTTTTCTTCAATTTTTTCATAAAGAGCATCAAAATTAAAATTTTTAATTACCATGCCATCTAACATAGCTTTAATTTCAGATTTTGTTTCTTTTGTTAATATTAAGTGTTTCATTTATTTTCTCCGTTGTTATGCTATTTATAACACAATCCTTCAACGTGTCAATAGTTATTTATGGAAAAACACAATTTAATTTTCTTCTAAAAATGACAGTGGTAATGCTCTATTCCATACCCTGCCCAAAGGTTCAAATAAATGGTTGTGGAAAAAATCATCATTCCATTCAAGCACTTCAAAATACACGCCATCACCTAAACAAGCATTAATCTCAACTAAATATCTAACGCCATTAATTAGCTTTTCTTGTTCTGTTACCCACGGGATTTTATTTTCTATCATCTCTGCCAATTCCCCTTGTATGAGTTGCGTGTAGCATCATTAAATTTGATAGTGCGTGACTTAAATGACTTACACCACTTTCTTTGTCTAATTCTTCACCACCCCACCATTTAAACAAGTGACGCAATATAGCGGCATATAAACGCCCGTAATCAAAACCTTTTTCCCAGTTCCTATCACTGTATTTTTTAGCACCGTATGCAAAGCCATCACCTGCGCCTAGTAATGGTTCTATAGGTAATAAATCCATTCTTGGCTTGCCGTCATCATTTTTGATTGCGGCTTTAATATCAGTTGAATGTAGCCTTTTATTTTCTGGTAAAAAATCATCAACTAAGTTTCTTAATTTTAAATAATTATTAACAAGATTAAAAAGATTAGGGTGTTCTTTGAGTAGTTTATCACTATTCCAAAGGTGATACATATCACCATTAATATGAACGCTTAATCCAACGATGGTAAAAAAATCTTTCTCAACTAAAACTTTCGTTTTATAGAAAAAAGAATTAACAGGGTCAAAACCAGTATCTGAAAATAACAATTTACCACGTATAATATAATCATTAAAAAAATCATAATCTACAGCTAATTTTATGATTAGGTTTTTACATTGAGAATCATTGTTTATGTCTTTTAATATTGCATCAAACTTTTTAAAAAACTCTGTTCTTTCATGAGCTGTTTTTATCATGATTGCCACCCGTTTTTAATTACAATTAACGTAGGGACACTTGAAATTCCCAATGTATTAGCTAAAACATAATGCTCGTCAAGGTCAATGTAATAAGACGTAGCGTTAAATCCTTCTAATGCTAGCTCTACAGTTGGTTTTAGTGTCTTACAAGGGCTACACCATGGCGCACCTGCAAATAGCAATACATTTCCTGTTTTTGGCAATTCTGTGCCTTCTTTATAATTTGTCATCTGTTAAAACCCTGTCCGTCATTATGTATTTCTGAAAAAATACATCTATCATCACGCAATACGCTTTCAACCCCCTTAAATTTTTTAGTAGCAAGTTCACCATATATTAAACATCTTTCACTATCATCTTTATGTGATTTTAATATTTTATCAAAAAACTTACACGATTTATGACATTCACTACCACTAGAAACTATAATCTCTACTCTAATTTTTTTTGTTGTCATTGCTATCTCCTAAGCTGGTTCTTTGTTAATGCACTGTGGTAATCTTGACCATTTACGGCTAAATCTATCAAATTTCATGATTCTATCATAAAGCTCGCACCACTCAACATTTTCTGAGTTGAAGTGATCACATTCATATTTACAAAACTTACCACATTCGCTGTGCTTTACTTCGTGTGGTTCTTTTTTACGGGGTATTAATGTTGTTTTCATTTATTATCTCCAATGTTAAATTTACAATAGCATAAACTAACGCACTGTCAATAGTTACTTTGCTTTGTCTGCTTTTAAATTATCGGTTACGTTCTTAAACAATTCCGCAACCTTTAGCTTTTGTTCTTCATCAATAGGAACTGGTTCTATGCCGTCTAAAACCAATTTAATTAAATAAATTTCAACTTTTATAGGTTGCTGCAATTCATTGCATTTATTGATAAATTCAGAAGTTTGCGGCTTATATCTTACATCACCATACTGCCCTGTAATGTAGTTGTGAATAACTTTTTTAATAAAACTTAACGGAATATGTTTAATATATTCAATCATGTGCTTGATTTGAATAATCAATCTATCATCTGAAAGATTACTAGCATATTCAGCGAAATAAGGCTCTAATACTAAAGTTAGCGTATTAAAATCAGCCAATGGCTTTGGTTTTTCAAGTGAGCTTAACCTATCAGTTAAAACTTGCCTTGTTTTTGCAGTTAATGGCTTTGATAATCTCAAGAAGTCCTTGCCATCTTTAAAGCAACGTTCGCTCTCGTCTATAATTTTCTTCACCAATATCATTGACATCCTCTCCATCTCTAAAGATGGGGATTCCCTTTCAGAAGTTAGCACTTCGTAGATAGTTGCATTAGCTTGCATTAACAAACCTCTGTCTTACACCATCTCCATGCTCTAACACGGTATGTCCTACCGCTAGTATATTCTTTGCAGCGTTCAAATCTCGGCTCATTGTATTGTCACATGATACGCACTCATAGAACCTTTTTGAAAGATTCTTCATCTGCTTATTTACTGCACCACAACATGAGCAAAGTTGAGTTGAAGGGAAAAACCTATCAATCTTAACCATTACTTTACCATATCGTTTTGCTTTTTCTTCAATCATCGAGATTGTTGCACCTATTGCAGCATCTGATATTGAACGGGCTAAGTTGTGATTTTTAACCATGCCCCTTAAGTTTAAATCCTCAACAGCGATAACGTCAAATCTCTTGATTATATCAGTTGTGAATTTATGTTGAAAATCCTTGCGTCTATTAGATACATTTAGCTCTAATTTAGCTAGCTTTTTACGAGCTAACTCACGACGTTTTGAACCTTGTTTCTTCTTTGCTAACCTCTTAGCTAAAAGCTTTCTTCTCTTATGCACATCTCTTGAAAGTTTTTGAGATACTATTTCCTCACCGTTAGATAAGCAAGCGAATGACTTTATACCAAAATCTATACCTATGCTTTGACCAGTTTTATTGAATGTATTAACATTCTTTTCGACTACAAAAGAAGCGAAATATTGCCCCGATGGATTACGTATAACCGTAACACTAGATGGTGCAGATGGCATCTTGCGGCTCATCTTAATTTTCACTAGCCCTATTTTAGCAATAGAGAGCCTATTTCCATCTGTGAATTTAAAAGCATTATTTGTGTATCTAGCAGACTGATGTCCTGTTTTTTTCTTAAAATTAGGATACTTAGCACGTTTAGCAAAGAAGCTCTGAAAAGCAGTCTGCAAATCATCCAATGATTGCTGCAAAGCTACAGATGAAACTTCATTTAACCAAACGTATTCATGCTCTTTTTTTAAGAGAGTTAATGCCGCACTCATAGTGTTAAAATTCATACGAACATTATTGTCTTTAAATGCAGCCGTTCTTTTTGCTAAAGCATTATTGTAAACTACTCGAACGCAACCGAATGTTTTAGCAAGGTGTTCTTGCTGCGCATCATCAGGGTATATTCTGTAGTTATATCTTAGCTTCATGTGTTTATAACTATCACGCTTTATTTATAAGGTCAAGAGTTATTTTTATATTTTAGTTATTTAAGAGTTCGCTACGCTCTAAAGGTATCGATTATATCTCTCTACCTAAAGACGGGCATTACGTGATATAAGGCAATCTGTAACATCTTTTAAATTCCCCATTGTTTCATTAAATTCAATATCTTCTTTTTCTTGGCGTAATTTTTCCATTACACCCCCGACCCCTACATGGACTTTCTTCTCTTCTCGCATAACTGATACTTTTTCATAAGTTAACTTCCAGTCCTCTTGATTAAGCCAAGTTGGCATCATTTTGATAAAGCGTCTTTCCTTACTAGAAGCCCTACAATGAGCCTCAAAAGCCACCGCCCCTGCTAGGATAGCCTCAAAGCTCTCCTTGCCCTGTAGCGCCCGTTTTAAAGCCGCTGTACACATTTTCTTGTTATGGCTAACGTCACGCTTTGGATACGCCTGCTTTAAAAGCTCATATTGTTCTTCAAGAATAACTTCTTTAGGTTTTTTATATTCAGTGACGGATTGATTTTGAACTGTCAAATTTCCTTTTACAGTTGAATTATTTTCTAGTTTGTAAGCAACTACACTACCATCTTCATTTTCTACAATTTTACCAATAGGTTTATCAAAAGCATATTTCTCAAACATAGGTATAGAGTTATAACCTTTGTTATTTATATATATATCTTTATCTTTATCTTTTATATTATCTTTTTCTTTTTCTTTTGGTGAACGTGGCGTTAACGTGACGTTTTCGTTACGTGACTTTTCTAACCTTGCTGCAGTAGCTGCTTGCGTTCTATTCTGTGACTTATTGTAAGATTCAACAGCATTATCATATGCCTGCTTAAATAAAGGCAAAAACCTACCTTTATCATCTGTAATAGATTTTCTTAATAATCTTTTCTCATATTTTAACCATTCATCGTCGGTTAAACCTAGTGTAAATGCTATATCCTCATTGCTTGGTAAATAACCCTCATTACGCAATGAATGAATTTCTAGGTCACCAATAAAACCACGTTCAACGCGCGTATATGGCTCTAAAAACATCTGTCTTTCATCGATGTCTATTTGGAAATACTTTAACTTCATTGTGAAACCCAATCTTCTAATAGTTTAGCTCCTTTAGAGCGGTTACAGGTTATACAAGCAGTTGTTAGGTTTGTGAGACTATTATCTCCACCTCTTGAAACTGGGTGTATATGGTCGCACTCTAATTTCTTAGATTGTTCACCACAGTAAGTGCATGTAAAATTGTCTCTTTCAAAAACGAATTCCCTAATTATATTCCAGTCACTAGGAACATACCTATCACCATTAAATGGAACACCACGGCATCTTGAAAGATAATTTTTTAAAGCTAAATCATAAGCATCTTTATAAAATGAGAAAAACATACCATTTTCATCTTTTTTTACAAATCTTAAAATATTTTTAGAATATTTAAGCCATTCATCATCTGTTAACCCAACAAGAAAAGCTATATCTTCTAATTTTGGTAAATACCCTTCATTCTCCATTGAGAAACACTCTAAATCAGTTAGAATGCCCCGCTCAAAACGACTGTATGGTCTTAGAAAAGACATCCTAGCTGAATTACTAAATGTTATGTAATCAATTTTTTTCATACAAAAAGCCCTTTCAAAGAGTGGCTAAATTTAATTAAGTTAAGTGCGGAAAACCTAATACAGAATTTTAACCACCCTATGAAAGGGCTTTATAATTTTATTCTGTAATAGGTATTCCGCTATTCCTTTTTATTACAGATTATGTTTAATGTCAATGATTATTTAATAAAATTCTTTCTAAATTTAAATCCTGCATATCATGCAAGCTTACAACCCTAATATAATCTATAGGTGATTGTTCAAAGTCCCAAAATAAGCCCATCTTCCAAGTATATATATCTGGCTTTTTAGGTGGAATCTCTACTTCACCAGCTAAACCATTATAATATTCATTAAATGCAATTTTAATGTAAGCACCAGTGTCTAAACAATAATAAACATCATTTTCTTTAAATTTATATTTCAATTTAATCTCCTTTAATTATGGCTTAATGTTTAAACATAATTCATTTCTTTTAAAAGCCCAATCAAAGCGCGAATATTCAAGTTTATTGCCTGTGAGATGGCACTCGATATGCGGAAAATAACCAGTGTTATCAGTGTTATACATAAACTTGCAATCACCACACTCACTCTTTATCTCATAATGAACGTCTATACTATCTATTATTTTATTAATAGCAGTTACTTGTTTTTCTGTGAAATCACTACTTGTCATTTTAACACTCCAATCGTATCATCTAACCCTATTTTATCACGGCTAATTTTAATAATAGCTAATTGTGTTTTTAAACTAGCATTAAGTGGACGGAAAAACCTACATTTACGTTGCCGTGAAGCTGGGTCTGTATCCTTGTTGTTGTTAAGATAGTCTTGTGACGCTTTTTCATATTTTAACGTCACAAAATCTTTCATTAAATCAAGGGCAAGTAATTGTATATCACGTGCATCTTGAATGCCAAACTTTAACTCTATGGCTTTAATTAGTGCTTGCTCGTATTTCACTTCGTTAAACCTTCAAATATATCAAGTGGAATAGCAAATTTAAATACGTCTAATTCATCATCAAAAAAATTACCATTATGAGTGTGAAAAAACTTATCTGAACCTGCAAAATAACAGAACTCACCTAACCGCCAGTCATTGCCGCCATAATTAAATAGATATTTAACGCCTTCACGCGCGTTTTTAATATTATAGCTATCTTCGTCATAATATTCTATTGTGACAAGGTCTTTCGTTAGGAATTTGTGTAAAAGTTTAATCATAGCTTTAAGTCACTTTTTAAAAAATCTTTATTTAAATTATAAGTATGATTATTAAACAACCACTCTTGCATAGTTTTTTTATCAACTACTTTTCCAGCAGTATTTTCACTACCAACAGATGAAATAACATAATAGTTATCACCTTGTTTTTGTATATTTAAAATCGTGTGGTAAGGAATATAACTAGTGTCCGTTACAATAGGTAAATTGTATTGGTTATTCATATTTAAAATCCTTTTCAACGTTTAAAAGTTCTTGTGCGATTACATCTAAATCATTCATAAACTTCTTAAAACCACAATCAAATGTTCTTGTCACGCTAATACTGAATGAAGGTGACACTTGAGATAAATTTGGACTAACTTTAATTCCTAAAACAGTAAAGTCAGATGTGTCTATATATCTGTTAATTGATAAGAATGAACCTATATTGCTATGATAACTAGTTAAAATTTTACCAGCTAATTTATAGCTTATATTAAGCTGCAAGTTACTATCTTTAATAACTTGCTCATAGTTACCATTTTCATAATATGCCATTAAATCACGCATTTTATGAAATATTTTTAAGTATTTTTCAATCATTTTTTACCCCCTTAATTGCTAATGCCAAGGTAACGGTTAGCTTCCATGTTAAATTTAAAGTCTTCACATTGCTTTAAATGTTCAATCTCTTCAATGCGCTCATTTTCTGTCAAAGTGGTTAATGATAATCTAGCGCGTGATACGTTTATGAGGCTGTTGATTTCAGTTAGTGCTTGTTTATAGGTCATTTTTTTCTCCGTTGTTAAGCTAGATATATCATTTTATTTCAAGCTGTCAATAGTTATTTTTAACACGCATAATTAATTAAATAGTAAATTAACACAAAAAAAACGATTAAATATCCAATAGATAATGTGCAATACAACGCTGAAAATGAATCATGCATATCATTATATCTATCAAAGCCTAGCGCGATAAGCCTTAATCCAATACCAATAATAACTAACATATCAGTTACTAGCATTGTGTTTAAAAATAACGTCATTTTTTTCTCCAAATTTAATTTTTATCATTTCAATCCACATCTTATATATTTTGCCATGAATGTTGTCACCGTGTGTGACACCAACTGATTTGGTGAACTCTTGTAAGCCCCCCCAAAAGCAACCTGACCTAATAAATATTCCATTTTCGGTGTGCCAAGCTTGCGACGTTGAATTTCTTGAACCAGCGTATCCTAATAAAAATGGTGAGCCATAAAAAACAATACCTTGAATTTTACACCGCTCACCAAAGACGCACCGCTCACCAAAGCTACACCCCTCACCAAAGACGCACCGCTCACCAAAGACGCACCGCTCACCAAAGCTACACCCCTGACCAAAGTTGCACCGCTCACCAAAGACGCACCGCTCACCAAAGCTACACCGCCCACCAAAGCTTTTTATTTTTCTGTAATCACCAGTAGGGCATATGCGCCGTCCGCCTATAATCTCGAAATCATCAAATTCGCACTGTTCATATTTTTTCATTGTTTTTCTCAGTTGTTAAGCTAGATATATCATTTTATTTCAAGCTGTCAATAGTTATTTTGCCTAATTTACAGTTTATTTCAAATGTGCCTATTTTATTATGTCATTTAATTTGAAAGTGTTTTGCATTTTTGTTGATAATCAATCATTAACTTTAAGCCTATGATTATTATATATATTTACACATTATCAAAATTTATTTGAAAGTGTTTTTACTTTTCGTGCATAATAAAAGTGAAAAAATGTGTTATGTTTGTTTTGCCTGACTAGCCAGCCCGAACGTCCGAGAAACTAACGAGGTTTATTACCGAAAAGTTTTGAAAACATGGGAGGTTAGTCAACAAGTAATGTTTATATATATATCTTGTTGACTAGCCTTTTCCCTCTCATCCTCAAAATCTTCAAGGTTTATTACTGCTTAAGATTAGGTATATACTAGAAGAATTAGAGTTAAGATAACTAAGTACTTCTCTAAAAAAAACTCCCAAAAAACAAAATAATCATTGACAGATTTAAAAAAATGCCGTAAACATAATTGAGCGTTTAACGCTTTCTGTTGTTGAGCCTCACGAAGCTAGTCAGTCAGTTTTATTCGTGAGGCTCTTCTTTTTCAAGGCTAACCATGTCAAACATCAAAAACAAGATTCACCCACAAAGGCTTGATTTTCAAAGTAACTGGCTTGATTTAAGGTTTGGTGATAATGTTTTGTTTGTGCTTAAAAACACATATGTTAATGGTGAAATCACTGAAAATAAATATGGCAAATTGCAGGTACACGTTGGCAACCAATTTTGGGCGTTGAGCTTACTTGAAAACTTTGGCTGCAAATTTGTGCTGTTGCCGAAATTAAATAGTTGAAAGTTTTTTAAAAATGCGATATGTTTTTCTTGCCTAGGATTAAAACATTTTGCAAAATTTTAGTCTTTAAGTGAGCAGGTTCCTAGGCAAAATGTGCCTGCTCTCTTAAGGACTTTTTTTTGGAAAAAACCATGAACGAATTAATTGAAAATAACAAAACACACCCGAATGATTTCAAAGTTACGTTTGATAAAATTATTGAAAAAATGTTTAATGGTAACCCGATTAGAACTGCTTTTATAGGTGGTGCTTATTGGTTTGTTGCGTTAGATGTTTGTAAAATTTTAGAAATTATTAATGCGCGTCATGCCGTTTCAAGATTAGATGATGACGAAAAGGGGGTAGTTTTAAACTACACCCTTGGAGGCTCTCAAGATATGACAATTATTAATGAGAGTGGTCTTTATAATCTTGTGCTATCTTCAAGAAAAACTGTTGCTAAGGAATTTAAGCAATTTGTGACGAAAGAGCTTATCCCCGCTTTGCGAAAAGGTGAATTAGAAGCTAAACAACCCGTCCAACAATTTGAAATTCCACAAACATTAGGAGACGCACTCTTATTGGCTGGTAAACTAGCAAAAGAGAATGAAGCGCAAGCCCTTATTATCAAAGAGCAAGCCCCAAAGGTCGAATATGCTAACGCTGTTTTAAACTGCAAGCAATCAATCCAGTTGGGTGCTTTTTGCAAGCAAGTTGGATTAGGCAGAAACAAGTTAATGCAATTAATGCGAGACGACAAAATTCTTATTGCTGGCGGAGTGCTTTACAATACACCATATCAACAATTTATCGACGCTGGCTATTTTGAAGTCGAAAAATCAGTGTCTAGGAATATGCTACACCAAGGTTTAACAACATACATTACAGGCAAGGGTGAAATGTGGCTATGCAAGCGGTTAGGTTTAAAAAATAAAAATGACGCTATTGATGGTCAAGAACGTGAAATTTTAAAAATCGCATAATAGTTATTGACAGATTGTTATAATCCTGCTATTCAACAATAGAGATTAACGAGTGCCTTTTTCTTGTGGTCTTGACTTGTTTAATTAAAGTAAACATGTGGAAAAACTCCTATAATTACACAAAACACACTCTCATGAAGTAAATTAGGCGCAAGAGAAGTGGGTTTTGTTTTAAACTTAAAATAGCAATAGAAGATTTAAGGGAGTTGATAAAATGTTAAACATACAAAACTTCTTATTTTTAACTGTTATTTTTGTTTTATTATTTATTGGTTTTTTAGGTTTTATATTAGAACCAACTGTTAATGATGAAAACACCAAGCGTGATAAGTATAGACAGGAATTTAAAGAAGCTTGCTTAAAAGTTGGTGGTCATCCAGTTTTAGGCTATTACAATCAACATAGTGTGTGTATTAAGTAAGGATTGATGAAATGTTATATTCTTAATTTGTGACGTATTTTTCAGAATATGCGTCACAGCTTATTTAATAGCTTATTTTTCTTTTTATCTTTTAATTCTGTAGTTATTAAATCAAAAACGAAAAAATCAGTTGTTACAATAACTTGAACGAATTGTTCATCACTTCTGCTAACGTAAAATTCACGCTGCAAGTTGTCATTTTTAATAATACACGCCGTTTGCATTAAATCAAATAACGGTTTTATTAAATTATCACCATCAGCTAGAACGTATAGTTTAGGCAATATAAAAACAGTATAAAACTCACTTGTAATAGCTATATTTTCGGGAGTGTAAACATTAATACGGTAATGGTTTTCTCTTATCCACGCACCATATTTACCAGTCTTGGCACGTCCTTTGAAAGGCACGTTATAAGTAGAAGAATTAACACTAGGAGGTTTTGTGCAAAAAAATGTTAAAGCTTTACCGTTGTAAATTTTAGTTAGCGATTTACTTAATGCTGTCAAAATTACAATTCTTTTCCGACACAAAGAATGCCAACAGCTAAACAAAAACCAGAACTTCCTGAACCTAAGATACTAGGTATTCCATTAAATTCAATAATAAAACCTAAAATTGACGATAATAAACACAAAATACCGATTAACATTTTATTACTCCTGTAACTGGAATTTCAATAGCTAATTCACCATCGCGGACTTGCTCTAGTGTTTTTAAAATTGCATTAAGTTTTTTGATAAACTCCAAATGTTCTTTACACATAAAGCTAAGTCTTGCAACTTGATTTGCATCTTTAATTAATTCTTTGACAAGCTCTATTTGCTCGTTTATTGTCATTGTTGCTCTCCCATTTTTTTGGCATAGGTTAACAGATTTGAACTGTTACTTTAGGTTTTGGAGACCCACGTGCTACCATTAACACCAAACCCACTAATTTAACCACGTGGCAAGCTTAACATTCATCTTGCATTTTCACACCCTTTGCTTTGATTTTGCCTGCAACGGTTACTTTTAAAGTGAGGTTTTGTTTAAACTACACGTGAATTACAATTTACTATGGCGTTAAGCGTCAACTCATAAACCATAGTAAAGCCTTGTTAGTTAATCCAACAAGGCAAACTGATAGGGGAGTGAACCCCAAGCTCTATACGCAATACTAGATAGAGATATTCTTTTTTACACTGCACCAATAGTCATACTGGTCACGATAAGTAACAAGCCCGTTAGTTGCAAGTTCTATTTTTTCCATGTTATCATCATTAGGCATACGTATTTTTTTAGTATCTGTTGCACACCAACGCCAAATGCACGAAAAATCAACCCCAATATCTCTTGAGAGTGCGCTTTGGTTCGGTTTGTGTGTTTCAATATATTCTTTTAAATTCATGCTTATGATATAGTGCGTATTATAACCATTGTCAATAGATATTTATTGACTCAATGAAGTTTTTTTAAATTATTTTTTTTGTAAAACACAAAATAACTATTGACAGATTGACAATTTAGTCTATATTAAATTTAACAACGGAGAGAATACAATGAACGAGCAAGCTTTAATAGAAAAATGTCTAAAAAACGCAATTTCAAATATCACCTGTGATACAGGGCGTTATTACGACCCATCACTTAATCTTGCGACAAATGCAATGAGGCTGGTAAAAGACATTAAGCGGCTTTTTGAAAACCAGCTACATTCACTTCTTTTTGCACAAAATGTTGTTGTCCCGAACAATTTTCAGCCTACTTTGTCACAACTTTTAAAGGCTGCATGGGCTGCAATTAAGAAAATTTCATCTTGGAAAATCAATCATAGTGAAAAACGTCAATCTTATGTAAATTGGTTGAATGAGCGAAATATTACAGCTAATGGAGGTTTATAATGTTTTATAAAAATGAGCAAGAATTAAAAGCTGAAATTGAAAGGCTTCAAGGTTGCTATTACAGTGACTATGATGAGTGGCGTTATTGGCTGGATAATCAGATAAAAATGAAGATTATTATTCCTGAAAATGGCGGTTACAGATTTAACAATGATTTTGTATTAGGAGAATAAAATGACGAATGATAAAGTAACTAAAGAATCACAAATTACGCTATTGGACGAAATTCGTGAGATAATACTTTCACAGCCAGGTTCATTTGATATGGAGCAATGGCATTCAGAATGTGGAACGTCACATTGTCTTGCTGGGTGGGTTCAAACTTTACGCGGCGGTTATGAAGCAGAATTATCTGGGGCAGCTCATTTGCCAGATTTTACTGATTTTTTCTATTTTACAACAGATAGAGTTAGGGAGTGGCTCGATAAGCGAGCTTACGCCCTTGATGATAAATGTTTCGTAAATAGCCTGTTTGGATTTATGTCAAACAGGCTAAACACTTATTCCACTTTAGAAGAAGTGGAAAGATTAGACGGTGGTAATATTGATTGCTATAATTGTCATGATTGTCATGATTGCACTAATTGCCGTGATTGCACTAATTGCCGTGATTGCACTAATTGCCGTGATTGCACTAATTGCACTAATTGCCGTAATTGTCATGATTGCACTAATTGTCATGATTGCACTAATTGCCGTGATTGCACTAATTGCCGTGATTGCCGTAATTGCACTAATTGCACTAATTGCTATGATTGTCATGATTGCTATGATTGTCATGATTGTACTAATTAAAAAAACAAAAGATTTAATTTGAAGTTTAAGAGGTTGAAAACAAAAATGAAAATGAACATAAATGAGGTTAGGCAACAAATAATTGCCATTAAAGCATTGGTGACAGATGGTGATGATGTTCTATTGCATGATATGATTGAAGGTGAGACAAGTTTAGAAGATTTATTATTATATCTTTTAAAGCAACTTTCAGAATATGAGGCTGCTATAATTGGGCGAAAAGCTTTAATCAAAGATTGGCAAAATTTAAATGCAACTAAGGAATTACAGATTGAAAAAACACGTGAATTAGCATTGCAATTATTGCAAGATAGCGGGTTGCCATCATACAGAACGCCACTAGGCAACATATCAATAGCAAAGGGGCGTGATGGTGTATTTATTGACGAAAACCTTCATTATGACGATAGATTTTACAAAACAGTTAAAACTTTAGATAAAACTGCAATCAAAGAAGCCATTGCAAATGGTGAAACAATTCAAGGCGTGGTTAAAACCAACGCTAAGCCCCACATAATTATTAGAAAGTAAATAAAATGGAAGATACAAACTCACAAGTTAATAAGATTTACCCTGCTTTTATTAAAGCACAGGCGGAATTTGAATCTGTTCAAAAAGATGGCACTGTAAAGGCTGAAAGTAAAACTGGTGCTATAACTCGCAATTATAGCTATGCGACAATATCATCTGTCATTAGCATGATTAAACCAGTTTTAGCTAAGTATAATTTGGCAGTCATTCAGTTAATTAAAAACTCTAATTTTGAAAAGCACATAACCATTGAAACAAGATTAATTCATGATAGTGGTCAAGAGATTGTTACTGAATATTCAATGCCTGTTAAAGAGGTGGAGAAAAAAAACTGGGTAAATGGTCAAAACGTAACGGAATATAGATATATTGACTCACAGGCTCTTGGTTCTGCTATTACATATGCGCGGCGTTACGCTTTAACGTCATTTTTTGGGTTATCAACAGAAGATGATGATGGGCAACTTGCTAGTAAGAAAGATGAACAAGTTAAAGATTTTAAGCAAGATGAAAAGCCACCTAAGTTTGTTGATAAACCAAAGCAAGAAGTGAAACCAGTTGAACCTGTACTACATGACGAACAATCAAAGCACTTCAACGGCATGGTGGAAGCCTTAAATTCTTGTAAAACATTGCAAGAATTAAATGACAAGCTCGCCAGTGATAAATTCACAATAGCACATGAAAAGCTAACAAAACACGCGATTGGAAGCTTTCAGCTTAACATTGATGCACGCCGCAATCAATTAAAGGAGGTGTAAGATGATATTATCAGCACAATCAATAATTAGAAGGCAAGGGCTATCAGTTTTTAATGGTGAATATATGATACGGCCATTTTATGAGACAAAGCAGTTGTTTGATGGCATGTCTTATGGGCTATCAAGTGCAGGCTATGACTTTAGACTGTCATTGAACGGTGTTAAAGGCACTGTAAATGATGAATTTATTTTAAAGCCTAAAGAAAACATTCTTGCTTCTCTCATGGAATATATAAACGTTCCTGATGATATTTTAATCACGTTTGAAAACAAATCAAGCTTGATTAGAAGGCTTATAACTGTTCACAACACAGTATTTGAACCAAATTGGCAAGGTTATGCAACAGTTGAAATATCAAATTTAAGCAATGAGCCATTCATTTTGAAACATGGTATGCCTATTGGTCAAGGATTATTTCATCGTCTAGACGAACCAACTGTAAACCCGTATAATGGAAAATATCAAAATCAACCAAATATACCAGTTAAATTTAAGTTAGAGGTGTAATCATGGAATGGAAACCAATAATAGAATTAAATGATGATTGTTGCACCATTGAAATAGGATGGGTTGATGATGATTGGGATAGGATTAACCCGTTTGAAACTAGCACTTTTTTAATTGACGGTGGATTAGCCATTGATAAATCTGAATTTAAACCAGAATATAATTTAAGTGATGCGTTAACAATAGAGCAACTGAAAAAAGAATATGAAGAACATTATTTCTTCATTCACCCCGAATTTAAAGGAAAAACACATTGACTTACTTTGACAGTGAAAAATAATGTCTAATGACACAACTATAACCATGAAGCTAGTCAACGATGTCTTTGTATATGACAAAACAGACTGGCTTAATGAACGATTAATAAGTGAAATGAAGCAAGGTGTAACATACCACGCTTCGTTTGACAGACCACGTTCAAAGAAGCACCATAGATGGTTTTTCGCATTAATGGGGTTAGTTCAAAAGGCATATCCTGATAAGTTTAGCAGTTTAGACGTTTTATTGTATGCTTTAAAAGATGTAACTAACTTAACAGAATTAGCAATGAACCCTATAACAGGTAAAATGATGGCTAAAGTTGGTTCAATATCTTTTGAGAAAATGAACCAAGATGATTTTTTTGACTGGTCAGCAAGGGCAATATTGGCACTTAATGAATTTATAGGTGATGATGTTGTTACAATTTTTATGCCTGATAATGTTAAAGAAAAACCAAAGTTAATAACTGCAATGAATAAACACCGTGAGGAAAAATAAATGCTAGACTCAAAAACACTAAGAGATTTAAGAATAAGACTAACTAATAAAGAATTCGTCGATTTAATTATTAATAAAAAATTACCTAACATATACGAATGCATATATGATTTAAACAAGAAAATTAATGAACTTGAAGCCTATATTTTTTTATTAGAAGATAAAATTAAAAATAAAGCTTGATTAATTGTTTTAAGTAAGCTATAAGAAAATAGCAGTTGCCTTAAATATCTTTGCAAAATTTTCCCTTAGATGGATACAGGTGGCGACTGCAAAGATTGCCTGTATCTTTCTAAGGGTTTTTTTTGGAAAAAACTATGAATGAATTAATTAAAGTAGAAGAAACTATAAACAATTCACCAATATCAAAATCATTGATTTTTAATCATTTATTAGGTGAAGGGGGGGCATTTTCTGACAATGATGTTAACTGGCATAGATTGGATGTTTTATTAAGCGCCTTTTCTGTTGATTTTTTTAATATCTATGAATATCTCGAAAAAAGCCATCTTATAGAAAGATTTAAAAAAAATGTTATAAGCGCAAACTATCTTGATGATAGTGGTATTATTTTTTATATAAATGAAAGTGGCATTAAATTAATTGAACCATTACTTTTAAGAAAAAAAGAATTTAGTAATTTTCTTGCATTAATAAATTCACATAAATTTATATTAAATGACAATGTTTCTTTTAATGATGACTTGGGGTTCGTGTATGCTTATCATATTAATATCAATGGTGATGATTTTTATAAAATAGGCAAATCTAAAAGCAGCGTTGATTCACGTGGTAAGGTTATATCTAGCGGGTTGCCATTTAAGGGGCTAGAATTATTAAAATGCACAAAAGTAGCTAATTATAGTGCCGCTGAATTGCATTTACATAATAAATTCAAAGATTATAGAACGAATGGTGAGTGGTTTAAGTTAGATAAAGTAAATTCTGATTTATTAACATATCATATGAATAAATTATCTTTAATTGAAAGTAAAATAACAGTTGCACCACAAAGCATGAGTAGCAACTTTTATTTAGGGGATACAGTTGAAAACCTAAAAACAAATTATGAGTATAATCACTTAACAGATAAAATGTGTGAAGAATCACAGTGGTTCTTTGATGGATTAATGGAAGTCAGTGACGAAACACAAATTTTTTTAACTGAAAAGAAAATAAATAGAAATGCACATTTTAAGAAAGATTCTAGTGATGAATCCATAAATAAAAGTGTAAGTGAAATAATAAATTACAACCTCATGAATAAATTTATGGGCTGTCATTTAATTTTAGATGAATGGTAAAAATCTAAAATTAGCAGAAATTGTCAATTTTAACACAGATAGCTATTGACATTATGGCAAATTAATATAAATTAAATACAAATAGGAATTGAAAATGAGTAGCATTAACAAAGTAATTTTAGTTGGTAATTTAACCAAAGACCCTGAAACTAGGCGCATGACAGATGGTTCACCCGTTGTTTCATTAACACTAGCTACGTCTGAAAAATGGAAAGACAAGAACAGTGGTGAATTTAAGGAAGTGTCGGAATTTCACAATATTGTGATTTTTAACGATAACCTTGCCAAAATTGCCGAACAATATTTAAGAAAAGGCGCTAAGGTTTATCTTGAAGGTCAGCTTAAAACCCGTAAATGGGAAAAAGACGGCGTTATGCGTTATACAACTGAAATTGTATTGCAAAAATACAAAGGTGAATTGGCTATGGTAGGCGGGAAGTCAAGTGAAGTTACAGAAACAAATAACGCACGTGATTTGGATGACGATATTCCTTTTTAGGAAAGTAATCCTACTTAATAACTAAGGAGTATCTAGTTTTGACCTTTGACCATTTAAATTATATACATGGATTGCTTGATAAGGTAAATTCAAGCGAGTTACCAGTTGTAACTTATTCTAAAAGACCAATTGGTAAGTCAATCCTAAAAAATAAACTTGTTAAAGGTAATAACAAAATTAGAGGGTTGGACGCTATGTGCGTTGGAATAGATGATATGATTCGATGGGAATATAAAAATGAGCAGAAAACGACTATCTAGCACCCGCGTAATAGACATTTTTGAAGCGTATGACAAAAAGTGTTATGTGTGCAAAGAACAATTAGGCGGTCGTGATAGCTGGCATTTAGACCACGTTGTAGCACGTTGCATAGGTGGTAAAGATGAAATTGAAAACCTAGCCCCTATTTGTTTAACGTGTCACGGCATTAAAACAGATAAGGGTGTATTCAGTGATAAGTCACGGGGTGCTAAAGTTAAACGGGTTAGATTAGAACAAACAGGATATAAGCCTATAAAAAAGCATAAAATACCGTCAAGGGGATTTAAACAAGGCACATCACCACGGGTTAAAGATATTAATGACGATTTAATGGAGTGTTAATGGTGAGCAAGAACAATTATCTAAGAAAATACAGTGACTTTGATTTGCATGAGATTGCAACAACTAAGCAATGTCCTGAATGGGTAAAAGATAAAACAGCGGAAGAAGCATATGAATGTGGTTATTTTCATGCTTTAACCGCCGTCAAAGATGATACGTTAATTGTAGAGGTATTAGAAGATGAGTGTTGACATTGGCTAATTTTTCAGATAAATAATTAATACAGACAAGTTAGTTTATTGGTAAAACACGGCAACGTCAGTTGAGAATTAGGTTTGGTTCATGAACGTCCGCCATAAATGCGCTGTAGCTCAGTGGTAGAGCGGAAGATTGAAAATCTTCGCGTCGCTTGTTCAATCCAAGCCAGTGCAACCAAATATCTCGCAATAGCAAAACGGTTAATGCGCACGCCTGCAAAGCAGTAAGGTGACAGTTCGAATCTGTCTTGCGAGTCCAATATTCGGGGGAAGTTTAACTGGTTGAACGTCTCTCTTTGACAGAGAAGGTATTAGGTTCGATACCTAAGCCCCGAGCCATCGCACGTTAGCATTAAGGCAATGCCATTTGCTCATAACAAATACTAACTAGGTTCGATTCCTAGACGTGTGACCATTTTTTTATTGACATTATTAAGTAAATTATGTATATTGATTTTGACAGTAACTACTAAGGCTATGATTTATTATCCTCAAAGTAGTAGTTCATATGATAACACCTCAAGGCTATGGTAGCGTGTTATCCTCAAAGTGAGGGGTTATTCTTTTTAACACTTGTAAACAAAAAAATAGGACACCCGAAGATGTCCCACTTAAATGTTAATAGATTTTTTGAAACTTTGGCATAGTTTTTTTAAAAAATACTTTTAAGTCTTACGGGGAAGGTTTTAAAAATTAACCATGACGAAAAAAGTTAAAACCAACGCTCCCATAAGCACATATGTATTATATAGCTATCAATCTTTAAAATGTCAAGCACTTAATCTACGATTATATTCATTTTGCCCCATTAAATATAGCTCATAGTAAATAGAGCCTTTCTTTAATTTGACGGGTTCATCTTCAATCAAACAACATTCATAAAAATCATGGGCTAGGTTCATGTATGTGTCATAACCTGCAATATGGGCAATGTCTTTAGCTGTCATTGGTTTATTCCTTGTGTTGTGTTTATCTTATGTTATTTTGTTGATTGTGTCAAGATTGCTATTGACATAACGATTGTTGTGGTATATCTATATAATATAAGAGCATGAAAATGATAATATGGGTAGCCATTGTGGGTGTAATAGGAGCGAAGTAGATTACTCCCCAGAGAATTAAAAAGACTGGTTACCCCTCTCAGTGATAAGGCGTAATTAACCTTTAGAGATGATGCAGGTGCAAGTCCTGTATGGCTAACCATATTATTATTTGTAAATGTTGATTTATTAAAATAATAGAGGAGAATAAAATGTTAAAAACTTACGTTAGAAAACCGCTAGAAGTTCAAGCTATTGAATTGACTAGAGATAATTTGCAAGATGTAGCAAATTGGTTGAATAAACTTGATTTGCCTAAAGTATTTTTTGAAAGAAATATATCACACTTTGATGTTAAGAATAATTTCTGGCTTGGGGGTTTTAGTGATGACGGCATTTTAAGGGTGGAGATATCAGTTGGTGAATATATAACATATGATAAATTTCATGGGTTCAACCATCGCGAACATATATTGAGTTGTTTGTGTAATGGTGATTTTGAAGTTAAAGAGGAAGGAGAATAAAATGATAATACCACCATTAGCGCTAGAAAAACACTTTATACCTTATCACTCAATACAAAGCATTGATTTTTCCTATGAAGGATGTGTTTGTATTACTTATGAATATCAAAAAATGCAATCTTTTGACAAGGGAAGTGAAGATTATAAAAAAGTTAGAAGTTACGCTGATTTTGTTAGTAAAATTACAATGTTGTCATTTGGAATGAATTAAACAACTACAATGACCATCTATAAACAAAACTTAGCGTCACGGGCATTGTAACCCTTTAAGAAATACTCTTGGCGTTGTTTACCACTGCCATGAGTATATTCACTAGGTTTTGTTGTGTTTCCGCTTATAATATCATCACCAATAGCATTAGCAAGGTGTAATGCACCGTCTTTAATCTTTGCAGCTAACTTATGTGATTTAAACGACTTACCCATATAATAGCCTGTTAAGCAATCAGATTGCAATTCAACCTTAACCCCGCCTAAACCTAGTAAGCCATTCGTGTATTGTATATGATGCGCTAATTCATGAGCTAAAACATAAATATAAGCTATCTCTTTTGAAACGCCATCTTTGCAGCCTTTAAAGCGGACGCATAACCCATCTTGTGATTTTTGGTTAATATAAATGCCTTTATCGCTAGGGCAGTAAAATAAGCCGCCATATAGGCTTTCTAATCCACAAGCGGTGTTATCACCATCTTTAATAAGATTGATTTTAACGCCCGTTTTTAGCAACCCTGTAGGATTGTAAACAGTCTGAAAATCTTTTACAATTAGTGTTGTTAAATCTTTAAAATCAATCGCAGCGTTTTTGTTGTTTTCCGTCGCCACATATAATCCAGCGCTTGCGAATATTGCCCCCGCTAAAGGGACACCTAAAGAAAAGGCTATTTTCTTAGTGCGTGTATCAACTATTTTAACAATGGCGGGTTTAGCCTTAGTTTTTAACCATTTAAACATTACTAATTCCCTGCTTTAATGCAGATTTTCTCTGATTGATAGCACGTTGTTTTAACTTGTGGCTTATGTGTAACTTGTGTTTCTCCGCATTTTTTAGCATTCCAAAACATATCTTAATCTGTCTTAGTTTTCTCTTGTGGTTGGTTGTTTTTGTGTTAGCAAGTTAATCTTGCTAGAAAGAACATTTTGAACACCGTCAATTCGTTCTATACGTTGATTAAATTCAACTTTTTGCTGTTCTTGTGTTTTTTTTATTTCAGAAATTTCATTTTTGTTGTCTTGATAACCATTCGTTAATTTTTCAATTGTATCAGAAAGTCTATCCATTTTTTCATGTGTTTTCCTAGTTTCTAATATACTAGCAGTTTGCAGCTCTTGGTTTCTTATATTAACCTCAAAATATTTTTCAGCAGCCTTGTTATTTAATGACACCCAGATAACAAGTGCAATACCAATTAAAACTAGCACAATATTTATGTATTTTTTATCTGCTTTGTTAATTACGTTATTCGCTGTCTCTGAAGCGGCATCTATAGGGTTCATTTAAGATTGTCTTTCTCTAATTTCGCTTTTTCTTCTTGGCATTTACGCGCTTTTTCACGCATATTTGCATAATCTTCAAACGCATTAAGCATAGCAGTAGCAGGTTTATCGCCACGTGCGCTTAATTCTTCATATTCGGTTAGTAATTCATTCTGCTCTGCTTTTGGTATTTCACGTAAATCAATGCAGATTAAATAAGGTTTTTGAACAGTAACAACTTTTTCAGAATTCGCCGTTACGCAACCTGTCACGGTAATCATTATGGCGAGGAGGTTCAACTTCATTAATAATTGTTTCAATCTCTTTAACCTTAACATTCGTTTTTTGTGATTCTATAACTTCGTCAATCTTGGCTTTATTGTAACCGTCAATCCTAGCTTTATCTAGCTTTGATTGCTCTTGATATTGACGGATTTGCTCTATTACCCTAGAAAAAAAGGGTAATAGATTGTTAATAAACGTAAAAAACGCTATCATTTTAAGAACTTAAACCTAATGATGTTTTAGCAGTAAATCGACCATATAAGGCTAAAGCACCACCTACAAAAGCAGCTATCGTGTCATATGACTCGTTTAATACAGCAATCTTTGAAGCATCTAAATCATATCCAAAGAACCCTAATAGAGTTGGTAAAAACATAATAATAACACCCCAAACGGTTTTTGAGGCTAACGGATTTTTTACTTCGCTCATAGTTAAATTCCTTTGATTTTTTGTGTGGTATAAATAACGCCTTTTTCAACACATTGAACAGTGCCAATAGTTGCTTTATTTACATAACCACCGAACGCGTTAACTTTTTTATCTGCAATATTGCCAGCAGAAAGAGCAATAATTAAAATGGCTAAAAATTCCATAATTTACCTCATATTTACCCACTAAGCAGGGTTTTTGCTATTGACACGATATGTGTAATCTGTTAGATTGTTAATAACATTAAACGGGAGAAAACACAAATGGATTATTTATACATTGGTTTAAGTATTGTTATCACTGCATTTTTAATAAGCGGCTATTATGCCTTTAAAGATGGTCACAATTATTACAACATGGATTAAAGCTCAATTTGAATGTGAGGTTTATCCCATGCGTTTTTCCAATCACCACCCCACGTGATTTTATGATTTAATTCTTTTGCAGATTCTTTAAAGCAATCAGCTATATGGTAAAAATCTTTAATAGCAAGCCAATCAGGTAATCCTTCTTTATTCAACGGGCAAAAATCAACCGCATGAGAAAAACCATCTAATTGTTTTAAATGCATGCTTTTTTTCGTTTGAGTAAATCCTGCGTTGTAAAGCCTTACTTGTTCTGCATATGCACGAACGCCACATGTAATGATAAATTTTACATCTGATTTTTGAGCTGCAAGTTCTGTAATTTTTACTAAAGACGGGTGAACGCCTTTAAGTTTTAACAGTGAATTTTTATTTAATATAATAGCCATTATCTTGTCCATGCTTGAAGTGATAGGTTTATGCCATATGAGCAATTAGCTGACCATAAGCCATCACCTATCCAGTTATAAGAAAAGTCAAACTCACCATTCTCTAAGGGACACCATGTAGCAATGTTTGAACGCTGCCCGCCACCTATATGGGATTCAATAGATTGCCCCATATAGTTCGCGTGGTGCATAGTTGATGATGGTGACTTAAAAGAACAAGTAACTTGCCCCTCTTGTGGGTTCGTGCCATGAGTAATGACTAATAAGCCACAAAGAAAGGCGGATTTTGCATCAGCACTAACACCCAAAGGTTTTAAATCAATCCTATGCCACTGGTTTTGACCACCGATATTCGGAGGAATAAAATTAGCGGCGTTCATGCTGTTCATGAATATGGCAATCGGGTGCTTGCTAGACCTCTTATCAGTGTAAATCTCAGTTGATTTTTGCCAAAAACTCATTGTGCTTTTAAATCTTCTTTTGTAAATGAATATACAACCGCGTCAATAACATAATACATACCCGCCATGCAAGCTGTCACAGTTATTAATTCACCTGTAATAGGTGATACGATTTTAATTTGTTTAGGATTTACCATAATTAAACCTCGTTCATTGTTAATTTAGCGCTTGTGGTAGCATTAAATGTACCTGTTAAATATGTATTAGGTGCATTTACAGCTAAATAGCCACGAATATTTATAACGTCACCAACTGCAAAATCAGCAATATACTCGATTGTCACAAAATCTACTTGAGAAGCATTAGTTTGGTTAAGCAAAGTTGTTGGGGTAAATTTTAAACCCTGCTCTTTATAAACACCATTAACAAAAACTGTAGTTGTTGCTGAACCCAAAGAAGCTATTGCACCGCTATCATATGTATGAGTAGTATGGATTTGTGAAAACAAACGATAACGACCTGCTTTTGTGATCGTGATATTACCTGCCGTTGGAATAGTAAATATATCATTAGCAACAGTTGTATCATATTTAACTGTTGTGAATGTGCCAGCAACTACGCCCGTTTGGTTAGCGGACATCGAAGCACGTGCATAAAGAGGTTTGCGGTTTGTGTCTTGCTTCCAAGTTGCGCCATCATATGTAGCCCATGAAGTTCCTTCAACACCCGAAACAATGCCAGTTGTTGTGTTATACCATCTATCACCTGCTACAGCTGGCGACGGTGGTGTAGCACTAGCTGTTGATTTTGCAATACCTGTCAATGAAGCCGCATTGCCGACAGCTTGCTGTAAAGCATTAGGAGTCCCAGCCCCACTTGCGTTAAGAGCTGAAGCTAACCCAGCAGGTGTAATGGCGCGTGTCGCATCTGTTCCAGCTCCTGTTTCAGTGGTATCGGCTAATTCAACAATGCCGATTGCAGTCGTTGACGCATTAACGACTGAATCAATATCCCATGTAGTGCCGTTGAATATTTTAAACACTGGGGGCGTTGCACCTGTATCATACCACACTTGACCTAATACAGCAGATAAAGGTGCAGTAGCACTCGATACCGTTGCTGGTGCAACACGAGCTGGATTTAGTGTTACTTTGTTACTTGCAATAGTAAAATCAGTTGTTTTTAAATCACTAGGAAATAGTGCAGTAGTCATTGTTTATATCCTTAAAGTTTTTAGAATGAAGCCCAAACAGAAGCACCATCATTACCCGCAGTATAGCACCGCCAGCCTTCAGTTGTTAATGTAGGTGTGGAGTTTAGAAATACGTCACCAACGGAAGCCGCTAGTGTAGGAGAAGCCGTTGCAAAACCTCTCATATTCATAGCTGCATTGGTTGTGCCTATAGCAGCACCTGCAATTAAAATAGATCGTTTAGTTGCTGATGGATAAAGCTCATTTTTATGAATTGCAAAATTAGCACCATCAACACGAATAGATTCTGAAGTTGAAGATGATATTTTTGAGTTTTTAACTGTGCCATTACCATTTAAACGCAAGCCATAATTACTTGTGCCAATTCCTGTAGATGAAATTTCAAGACCATCAATCATAGTGTTGGTATAAGCCGCGTTTACATAAACGGCGGGGCGTGAATTTGTAGCACTTGCAGCTTTGTAATTGCCCCCAATAAGTTTTAACCCGTCACCAGTCGAAGATGAAAGTGCGAATAAAGCATAATCAGTTGCATCAATTTGTGCATTGCTAATCAAAACGTCATCAATAACACCGCCAATAGTAACCCCACGTGTTGCACCTCTTAGAATAGGGTTATACATTTTAACCCGTCTAATCGTGTCATCACTTGAACCCGATCCGACTAAATACATACTCGACAAGAATGCACCTTCACTTGTAAAGTTGATAAATTCAACGTCCGTCCACGCTTGGATTAAAGCGCCGTATGATAAAGTCGAAGGCGAAGCACCAGTCCACCTTGACTTGAAATTTACAATCTTCATGCCGCGACCTGTATTAGCAACAGTTGGCGCAGGTGACGTCATAAGAACCGTTAATCCACTTGCACCCTCTTTATCAATATCTACATTTATATTAGTGACGATAAAATTTTCATAAGCATTTAAAACTGTTGCAGGTTGATTGTTGCGTTTAAATTCTATGCCACCGCCACAACCTCTTATTGTCACATTAGAGATTATAACATCTTGTGCAACCGCTGCAAAGCAATCAAACCCGTTTTGTTGCTGTGCCGTATCAGGATTTAAAACTCCGCAATCTTCAATAAGCACGTTATTGATAAAGCCCCGCCTTAAAGCAATTCCACCTTGTGTTGATGAAAGTTTAACACCTTCATTAATGCCACAACCTCTTGTTCTTAGATTGTTAACCATAAATCCTTCATGCCCACCATTGGCGTTATTCAATGAGAAACCCCACTGAAATGGCTTGTAAATGTCTAAGTTATTTACGTTTAAATCTTTTGATTGACTGACCCAGCAAGCCTGTTGACCACCTTCTATTCTTACACGCCCGATATTAACGCCCTCAATAATTCCAGTGGTTTTACCAATGTTTAAGCAACGAACGGGAGTGATATTAACAGCACTTGCAGTAAATGATGAGGCGTAATCTGCATAAATAACACCTTTGATTGTCACATCTAAAACTGTTGCATAATCGTCAATGACATTTAAAATTGTGTTAGCATTAGTTAAATCTGTAGTATCAAAATTAGCCAAAACTGAAGATTGACCAACACCTTGCAAGAATACATATTTCTTTAAATTTACTGCTTTAACTTTGTATGTTTTGCCACTTAAAAGAACAAAGCCACCGCCCTTATTGTTAATATAATCTATTGCAGACTGCAAGGCTAGGCTATCATTCGTTGAATTATCACCAACCGCGCCGAATTGTTCGGGTCTAACTTCATTCTCATATAATCCCCACCATCTTAAATCAGCACTTTGAACATGCCATGTTTCAATTGGTGAAGGTGCAGCCGTTAAACTTTTATAAGTTGCGCCGCCTAATTTGTTTAATGCACTATAATCTCGTGTTGTAACGTATTTTACAGAATTTGGTATTGTAGCACCTTGCAAAGCCACATAAGATTCAACTGTGTAAACCTCATTACGTGTTTCTTGAAATTCTACGTAATTTGAACCATCATAACGGTATTGAATATTTGCGTCTTTTGCAACGTATATAACACCAACGCGCCCAGTTGCGGGGAAAGAAACAAAATCATTATATTCTTCATATTCGTCAAGAGTTGGTAAAGCAGATTCGATTAACGTAATTCTATTATTTAAACCAGTGTCAGCATTCGTTCTTGCTAAAATCTCATTATCGAGTGCAGCTTGGCTTGCACCTCCTGTTGCATTTGATATTATTAACGGGTTAATTTTTAGCTTACCATTATCTATAACAAAGTTATCAGAATCTAAGTCATTCTCGAATATGGCTTTTAACATGGAACTTCCTTAAAACTTTGTTAATAATTTGAGTTGTGTTGTTCTTGTGACGTTTATTTTTGTTTTCATGTCACTATCATCTTTAAACGGGCGATTATCAACAATCTTTTGAGCTGTTTTTAAACCCCAATCGGGGAGCATATCTAATTGTTCAACAGTTGCCGTGTTTATGTTGACCAATAATGAAGGCTCAACGATAACCTTTGAGTTTAATTCAGTTATTTTATCTTTTAGCCTATTTATCTCATTTTGAACATTAACTATAATCTGTGAAAAATCGTTAACCTTAATCTTTAACGCATCAAATTCTTTTTGATTAACAGTATTTTGGATAGGTATATTTACATTTTGGCTATCAATCAAATTAGAGATATAACCAGCATCTAAACATTCGTTATATGTCAAAGCACGATTGTTCGTCTTAAATATATGGCGTGTTGAAGTTATATCATGATTAGATATTTGATAAGATTTACCATCAACAGTTAATTTAAAATTCTTACGCATTATAATGGTGTCAATTCTGTGATTGAATAAATCTCGTTAAATCCGCTTAGTGTATTAAAATTAATAGCAAGACCCAGTGAATAAACTATTGGAGTGCCTATTAATAAACCTGATAAAAACCCACTGTGTGAAGTTGAAGTCCCAGCAACAGGATTTCCTTGGCTATCTGTCGATGCTGACGTTGATTCCCCCAACGCAGTTACACCATAGCCTGATAATTCTACATAATTGTAAGTAGTCCCGCTAGGTGGTGTTGTGTTGTCTGACCCTTTAATCATTATTTCAAATAAATTATTTAGAAACATACCTTTTGTAACGTCAGCGATGGCTGCAAACGGTGCATACGATCCATTGCCTTTTTGCACACCTAACGTTTTAGTTGGCTGACCCAGTGGATAAGCACGACCTTTTATGTTATAAGCAATGCCATTTTTTAAACCGTGTATAATGCCATCAACAATAGTTACACCATCGGGCAATGGGTTTGTGTTTGTGTTTGTGTCACCAGCAACTAATTCACCATTGGCATTGCGTGTAATGGTTACGTTATCAATCAATGTATTCGCCGCAATAACTCTAGGTAAATCAGCTTGTGTCATAGCAACCCATGCACCAGCTTTATAGACTTTATATTCACCAGCTACATTAGTGCTTTCACCTTGATTAGTGCCGTTTAAATCTTCCCAAATTTTAGTTAAATCAGTTGGTGCAGAATAGCTGGCAATGTAAAACAGGTTAGCGTCTTCTAATGACTTTGCAATCATATCACGTAAAGGGTATGAACGGCGTTTTTTAAGTATCGGTGCAACGTTAGCAGATATGCTAGGTTCATATTCTGAAATGGTTGTTCTTTGCGCTTTAATATTAAGTGTATTGATAGTCATTTTTTATTCCTTAAGGTGCAGCGTAAAATGTTAATGATGGTGTAACGCTCAAATCAGTAACTTGAACAGTTGCCCATGAATTAGGCGTTAATGAAACGTAACCTCTTACGTTTCCTGCTAAGTCAAGCAATGCTTCTGTTGCATTAATATTTGAGTTTTGCCACATATGGTAGTGTGTATTATTTGATAAATCAGTAACTTCAATCAACGGCATTAGGTTATATTGTGCCATCGCCATTGCATTAAGATTAGTTGAAAGAACGGTGCAAGGTGCGCCAGCAGTTGCACCTTTACGGATTATTAGAATAGCGTCATCTGCTAAAGGTAAAGAAGCCGCGCCACCATTAGCAGTAGGGCATCCGATTTTAGCAATCTCATTCGCTAATTCATCTTTTGAGAAAACTTGGCTTGTTAGATAATCTAAATAACTACCCAAAACGTTATCAGCTAAACCATCATTACATGAAGGAATAACCTCTTTAGTTCCAGTAATTTTATTCTTGAAACGTGCTAATGAAGCTATTCCCGAAAATATATTAGATAACAAACTTTGAATTTGTGGAATAGTCCACTTAACATCACGATTGCAATCATTGGGCGGATATTGTGGTGGACAGCCCCATTCAACTTTAGTAGCATCTTCAGCTAATGGATTATACAAGCCACCTTGAATATTAGCACTTCCTACATTGCCTTGAGTTCCATCTTGTTGACCGAAAAATGACATTATCTTAACTCCATAGGCTGTGAAACAAGCCAGTATTTTTTAATTAAACAAACAGCTAATGTTTTTAGAGGGTCATAAATATCATTATCACCACAACCTTTTATAACAGCCGTTACTTTTATTTTAGGCGTATGACCTACTGGCGCACACATTAACAACCCACCATCTTTATTGCACGGGTCTATTGAACATAAGCCAATAGGTGCGGGCATTAATAAATCTGTGTTTCTTACTAGCTTTAATCTTAAAACCTCTATAGGAGGGCAAGTGCTTTCTGAATATGTATAACCGTCTTGAACAGTCATACATGGTTCAATAAACTTTTTAGCGGAAACATTATCATTATGCTCATATGTGTAACCAATTCTAGGGTTATCGCACGGAATTTCATTATCAATCATTAATGATAAGCCTAAAAACTGTAATGCGTTATTCCATTGCACTAGGTTTTGAGCAAAATCATTGCGGGTTATTCTTAAATAAAAACGCAATAGGTTATAATCAGCAGCACGCTGTGATTCATCACTTAAAAAGCAATTTGTTGTTTCACAAAAACCACAATCTTTAGGCTCGCATTCTATAGCAGATCCGCAAGCTTTATCAATGCCATATTTTTTAAGCCAAAATGAAGGTGTTTTGCTTGTTAATGGGTTCATATCCTGCAATGTATTTAATGTTTTTGATAAAACCTCTTGAACATGACGGGTTCTAAATTTAAACCATCTTTCAAAAAAGCTAGGCTTGCATGGTTCACAATCCGTTATAGGTTCACATATTGCTAGAGGTGCAGCAATAGGCTTTTGTTTATTAATTACCCAAGCCATACCATAAGGCAAAAGCTTTTCTAATGAGCAATCTAAACCACACCAATCACACAAATCTCTTGGCTTGCATAATTCTATAGTATCACTTTTACAAACCACTAAAGCGCCTGTGAAATCAACAGTCATACTGTATTTCGCCTAAATATGGCATAACGTCACATTGTGCGGATATATAGCCTTCGTTTTCTTCATAATCAGCAGAATTGAATGAATAGGCAACTAACCCGACGCACCCACCGACTGATTTTATAATCGAGGTTATATCAGATTTGCAATAAGTTCCACCAACACATAAAGATGCTAAATACTCTCTAATCTCAGTAGCAACCATATTGCGTGAAGATGAATTTAAAGAACCCGCACCTTTAACAAAAATGTTAATTGGTGATAATTTAGCAGCCTTAACTGTTATTTTAGCGCCGAATAATTTTGAGCCATATTGTGTTGAGCCATAATCAATATCAAAAACTTTATTTTGAACATTAGTTAAAAATCTGTCATCGGGAATATTATTTAAAAACCCTGCTGCAAATACATAAACGTCTAGTTCACCAACGCAACACTGGCATGATGAAACGCAAGCATTAGTTACACTCGGATAACGCAAAGCACGCAAAGCATACCACGGCGCAGAACCAACAGGGGAATCTAAACTTTCACCATATAACACACGATTTAAATATTCAGTCTTGCAATCCTCTTCATTTACACCACCGTTAGCATAAACTGTTTGGATTAAACTTTGTATATTCTGAATATTAGTATCAAGGTAACCTTGACCATTAACATTGCCACCAGCACCAGCCTCACTTGCGATAATTGAAACTCGTTCACTGCCTGTTATACCAATTTGTGTAGGGTTATAATCGCCATCAACGTCTATTACAAACGTCTTACCATTTACATTTAATGACAAATTTGAAGGAATAGATGTGCCGTTAATTCCGTTAACAATAGCAATGCCTCTTGATTTACCAGCAGCGCGTCTAGGAATACCTAATAATGCACCCCTTGCCTCGATTGCCTCACAAGATTCACCTTGACCATCTATTAAACGGCGTGCCATTGCTTCGACTTCGCCTTCTAGCAAGCCTCTTTCCATAGCTTGCATTCTTGCAAGCTCTAATGTTATAGGGTCATGAGGCGCACCATTTAAAACCATAGCTTTAAAATTAGCTTCACTCTCGCTGATATAAGATTTTACGTCACGTGAAAAAAGCATTATTTCGCCCAGTTATAATAAGTGTTGCGTGTATCGCGAGTTAGATTATAGGATTCATCATTTATCATTATGTTTAAATCATAATTATAAGCACCAGTCATTTTATATGAGACACTAACATTCAAATCTAAACCTAATGATTTTAACTTTTCTTTTAAATCAGTAGTCAAGGTTGCTATGTAATCTTTAATTACTTCACGGCTTAACCCTATTTTTTTGTTATTCCACAATGAATTGCCATGCTTTAAAGAAACAAATCCATCACTTGGTGCACCTCTTCTTACACCATAACCGCAACTTTTATCTTGTGAATCCGAGTTTATTATAGCATAAACAACGTGACGCATCCAGTTTTTCTTAACAAAACCACCATTTACACTATCTATACAAGCATCTAATGGATTGCATTTTATTAATTCACCACATTCATTGTAAAACTCACCACACTCTATAGGTTGGAATGAAAACAATACATTTTGTTGTGGAATATTAGCTATTTGCGGGCAATTATCAATTATCATTTTTTGCCCTTATGGTATGTTAGGAGCTGTAACAAGCCCACTAGAAGTCAATGTGCCATTTAAGGTTAAGTTACCTTCAAAAGACCAGTCACCACTTATCTTTTTATCTTTTAAATTTATAATAACACCATTACCTTTAATTTCACCTGTTTTAGGGTCAAAGGTAAAGTCATCACTTAATTTTATTGGTAAATTATCAGTGTTAACCTGCAAGCCATCCTCATTCAATTCTATTGATTGATTAGGATTTAAAGGGTTAGGTAAATACCCACCTTCTTTTTTAGGTATAAACTGATTTTTCCTTAAACTTTCGTTATTACTTAAGAACGGCTTTGAATCATCACCATAGCTATAGTTTAATTCAGCATAACCCGATTTTATATAAGCATTAGTAGGCGTAAATGGAACTTGTTTAAGCTTTAACCCAGTGATTAGGGTAACGTCAGCTACCATACCACCGTCATTACCCTTGCGTAAATTTTCATACTTTACACGCCCGTTTAAACGAGTGCGAGCATCAGCATCAAAGACATCACCAAACCAACTCAATAGACTATCTCATTTACTTTTGATTTACTTGCAACCTTGCCTTTGTTTTCCTTATTAGAAAAACCTGTAACTGGTGCAAACTTTAAGGTTGCCTCATACGTTTCTTTAGCCCCGTGTAAATCAACGGTTTTAATAACTAATTCATCATCTAAACCATGAGGAGGTGAAACAATCCTATGCTTATTCATAGCTAACCATACCTCACCAGAAGGCGCTAACAAAGAGGGAATTGTAATAGTCACTTCATTGTCAGCTGTAGCACGTCTATTTGCCTCATAAATTGCACGGCTTTTTAACGATTTTGGCGTTTGGTCACCACTTGCAAATATATACAACAAACCATCATTATTAAGTTTAGATTTTTTCTCTTGATTAGGAGAGAATGAAGCCTCAAAATCCGTTTCAGCACTTAAATTACGACCACCGAATGCTATATTTTTATTAGACGATTTTTCATCTGAAAACTTGCTTATTATCTTATGAAAATGAACACCATGAACTAAATCACAACCCGTTTCATTATAACCTTTTTGTGAAGCTACAATTTCGCCTTCGGCATTTTCATAAATATGAATGCCACGGTCACGAGTTAAAAGATGTAATTCCCTATCAGTTTTTGTCAAGCCTGTAGTTGTAAATCGCGTTACAGTGTCATCTTCTATTTCGTCAATTTTAATTTTTACGCCAGCGTTTTTTCCTAATTCCTTAAGAATGTCACTAGTTTTGGCATTTAGCATATCACCAGTTTTAACAATAGCAGTTGATTTTGTCTTAGCACTATTAGATTTTACACTTAAGCTAATCGAAACGTCTTCTAAATCTGTTTTTCTTTCAGGTAACTCTAATTCACCAGTTAACATAAGCTTTTCGCCCATATAAACTTTTGCCTTTAAACCCTTTACTAAATCAGGTCTAAGCATTGTTTTAGCGTCATAATTATGAATAGGTAATTCAAAAGTAGCAGTATTTCGATTAATATCTTGTGCATCCAAATGAATTTTGAAGCTAGAGAAATTACACTCTATACTTCCTTCTAATTCAAGCCTAACGGGCTGCCGCATAAACATTACCTATCATGAACAATGGCGTTAAATGAGGATTAAGCGATTCAATCTCTTTAAATCTTGAACCATCACCATAAAACTCATGCGCTAAACTTATAGAATTACTATAAACGTTTACATAATGAGTTACAATAGGGGCTAGGCTTTTAGTTCTCATTAAATAATCAGCTAAATATGTTTTTTCTAATTCATACATAGCTTTTATCAGTTCATGAGAACCCACATTAGAGGCTGCATTAATTTCAGAACGCAAAGCCCCTATAATTAATTCCCTATCCTTATACGCCTCATTAGAGGTTAAATAAACCTTATCTTTTAGACTATCAATAAGCTTGGCAATAGCAGCTAATCTTGTGCATTGAATAATAGCATCTTGGCAATTTGAAGCGGGACTTATAGCAACTGGAATTTTTAAATCATGAATTAACTTTTTTAAGCCAACTGATAATTCTTCACTTGGTGTTAACTCATTAATTCTATTAATTGTATTGTTGTAAGCATCATTAGGTCTATAAGCCCAATTATCACCATCCGTTGATATTGAACCACTCACATAACTTAAGTTTTTGTTAATTAAGTTTTCAATGTTTGTTGCAACAGATTGAATTTGAGGATAACGCCACGAAGGGACTGCATTAAACGAATAGCGGCTATTAAAACTTAATGCAATGGCTAAAAATAATGAATTTAAAGCTATGCCTAAAGCATTAAAGCCGCAGGTTATATCTTCACCCCATTCATTGCCTGTGATTGTTACAGTTGTAACACCTAATGAGGATTTATAATCAGTGTTAAATTCAACAGAATGAACATTAGCAAGCATTAATCCAAATGACGGGTGTATAAGAGCGTGAGGCATAGGAGCTTGTGCAGCTAGTCGTAAAGCATTTTCTTGTAATTGTATTCCTTCACCGTATAGCATACAAGTGAATGAAAACGATTCCGCCTTATTGCCTGTATCTGTTGTTACTGGTGAATTACGCCCGTAAATATCAGATTGTGCAGCGCCCTTATTTACAGTTAATTGGCTATTGTGTAGCCATAAAGGAAATCCTTGATAGCTAAACTCTAAATAATCGGGTGAAGGGCAAGTATTATCAAACATTTATTCTTGACCTTAAATAGGAAAATTGTAAGCAGGTGCAGAAATAGTAGGGGGTTTAATAATAGCAGTTTCAATGATTGCCTTCATTCTTTGACCCATAATATCACCCGCTTGGCTAGCACTATCAATCATTTTTTTGCCCATTGAATCGCCACCTGTCACTAGACTAGTAGTTAGGATTCCACCTACATTTTCATAGGATTGTGTCATTTTAGCACTAGCGGATTCAACTGATTTATTTAATTCAGCTGTTATCTTTTGTGGCGTTATATATGTTGCATTATCATAATCAGCGGATTCAGGCTGCCTGTTTTTTACATTGCGACCAGCACTTTCGCCATTCACCATGTCATCCATTATTCTATTGTATTCATTGCCAAAAGTTACAATCTTTTCTTTCTCATTTTCAATGGCATCTTTAATCATTCTGTCTTTTTTATGAGCTAGATTGCCAGCCTTAGTGAATTTTCTTTCAGCATGAGCTTTTTTAATCTCTTTATCTATTTCTTTAACAGGTTCACTTTCAATAGCTTGTTTTATGCCTTCTTTTGCAGCTTGAACTTCAGGCAAAGCGTCTGTTTTTTTACCTAGGTGAATTAATCCTTCAACCGCGAAAGCAACAGCACCAGCAGCACCCGCAAATTTAACGGCAGTTCTTGCTATACCCGACAATGAACCACCTATACCACCAATGCCAGTGTTAAATGCTATTTTACCTAACAGTCCATTAGCGACGATTAATTTATTATTAACCCCCTCATTACCATCCTTAAAAACTTTTGAAACTGCCAACGTTGGAAGTGCAATCATGCCCTTAACAGTATTAGGTGTTTCTTCACTGTTAGCAAGCGAATTTAACCCACCAGCTAAACCACCCATTATAGAGCTATAAATAGGCTGCAATGTCTTCGTTTGTGCATCAACAGCGTTTTTGAATTGTGAAGCAACAGCAGCGTTAGTTGATTGAATATCAGTGCCAACTAAAGCCTTAACTGATTTTTCAGATATATCAATTTTACGGGTTCGGTCAAGGTTACTTTTTATTTCATCACGTTTATCAATATTGAATTTTACAAATTCACTAGAGCCTTTTTGAAACCCTAGTTTAGTTATGGCTTCACCAACCGCGCCAGCATCTGTTAAATCAACACCCATTTTTTCAAGAATAGGAACTACTTTTTTCTCAACCCATTCAAAAGGATTAGCTTGTAATAATTTATAATCAGCCGCGCCAGTTTCCGTTCTTAAGCCATAACTTTTCAGAGTTTCTTTGTTTTTAACTGCAAGATTAGAGCGCGTCAAATCATCAGCAAACATTCTTAATGATTCACCACCCGATTTACCACCGTATTCATCTGCCATTTGACCGATGGTTATAATAGCGTCAGAATTTAAACCACGCTTTGCACCTTTAGCGCTTTTCATGTATTCTTTAACTTGGTCTGCTTTTAAATCTTTACCGCCCGATAATAAAACCTTAGTTAAGGCTTCCATAGCAATGTTAAATTCTTTGGCATTATCAGCCATGCCCATTAAATCAGCCGTTTTGGTTAGTTTACCAGCCGAATCAGCACCTAGCCTTGCATCTCCACCATTGTTTAACGTTACGGCTTGAGCAACCTTACCAATTACCCTAGCAATGTCACCCATTTGGCGTTTATCTTGCAATGAAGAATCGGCAGTTCTTAATGCCTCTTGAATAGCACCTGCAGTTTGCGTTCTATATTCATTAGATATTTCAGTCCCTAATTTTTCTATTGTCGCTTTAGTTTCAGGGCTTTCAGCATAAATCAACTTATTTAAGCTTCTATTACGTGAACCTTCTGTTATGCCTTGCCCACCAGCAGAAGCACCAACACCAACTTTATTAAAACTGCCATAAGTAGCATGAGCGCCAGCACGCCACTTCATACGGTCTATTGTGCTAGATTCTGCCCATGTCTTACCACGTTTCATATTAGATTGCTGAACATTAGCACTTCTAATACCAATAGAGTTTAAGTGCTGCAATGCTTTTGCTTGGCGGTTATAAGCATCCGTTACTTTATCAATGCCGTTTACATTCACATTGACTTTTCTTAATGACATAGGCTCTAATGGCATAGCCATTTTAGAAGCACCACTTTTCATCATAGCTTGCGTTTTTGCTAATTTTGCATAAGCCGCGTTAAGCTTAAGAACCACCTTGCTTGCATGGTCAACCGCCGTCAATTTTGCTTCGACTTTATAAGAAGTGGTCATTTTTTCTTAGATATTCCGTGTAAGGTTAAAAAGTCGTCAAAATTATTGCCGTAAAAGTCGTTAATATCACTCATTACACGGGTTATTGGCATTGTATCATAACTAGTAGGATTTAAACGCTGTAAATGCCTTACTCTTCGACAAGTTCTAACAAATCCAAGTCCGCTACTATAAAAGGGGAGTATAACAGAGCTTCAATTCTATAGAAGTCCTTAATGGTCAAATTATCAACGTATGAATCACTAATCTGAAACGTATTAGGTAACAAATCTTCATTTTCATGATTGTAAGGTTCTAAGTAATTCTTAATAAATGAACGGACAATCATTAAGCTACTAGCATTAGACTTAGTAATCTCGCCTTCTAAATCACCATATGAACGGTTTTTAATGCAAACTAATGATATTTGCTCTTTAGAGCCGTTTACCTCAACTTCAATAGGCGAAGTTAACTTAATTACAGATTGTTCAAGCAAAGGATTAGCAACTAATCTTTCGCCCTTATCTAAAAAGTAATAACTTTCATTATCAAATTCAGCGGCATTTTGATATAATTCAATCAATTCTAAATCAGTTGATTTTTTAATAAAGTCTTTAGAAACAATATTAACCATTCTTGAATCATTATGAACCCGCATCACAATAGTATGCAATGCAAGCCCATTATATTTTAAATAATCACTTTCAGTAAGCTTAAAAGCCCCATCATTAACGGTTAAAAGTGTAAATATGTAAGCTTGTGCTTTTTTGTTTTCAATGCCGCCTAACTTGGCGATTTGAAGCATATCTTTAACTTTTAACACATTATCTGCTAAAGATAAGGTTGTCGCCTCACCATTAGCAAACTTAAACGGGGTTTTTAATCTTAATTTCATTAAGTGATTTTCTGATAAGTAAAGCCAACTTGGCGACGATTTTCATCAATCCTAACGAATTTTGAAATAATAGTCAAGGTAACAGTGCTATTTTCAGCATTAAAAGTTGAATCCAAAACTTCCCATTGTGAAGTCACATAAGCGAAACCACCGAATGTAAAGATTAGAGGCTTATTGAAAGAACACCCGCGCTCATAAGTATGTGCGCCGAAGTTTTCATCTACTAGAATTTCAAGTTCTCTAATGCCAGCAGATTCATCATGCTGAATTGACGTTTTGCCTAATCCTTGGTCATTTGTCGTGCCATGGTGATACTTAAAAGTAAAGCTTTGGCTTTTAATAATGTGTTGCTTCCCACCAATATTTAAAGTGGGAAACGCGTTTGAAGTTGGGCATGAATTTTCGTTAATAGACATTCAATTATTCCTTAGCAAGATGAAGTTGTTAATGAAACGCTAGAACGAACACTCGAAATAGCACGAACACGAGAAAGGTTTTCACCAATAAGAACAAGTGCTGTAGGGTCACCTGCACAAGCAGCGCGTAATTGGTCATCTAAGAACGATTGCAATTTAGCATCGAAGTCTTGCTCATCGAAAATAATACCAACCAATTGTTGGTGAAAGTTTTTCCAAAGGGCTTTTACTTCGACCATATTATAGCCGCCTCGTGTTCTCATTGATTCAGGCAATAACTTGCTAAATGCAGCTCCGCGTTGGACTGGTGTATTTTCTTTGAATACATAATTTGAACCAAAGTTTTGTAACACCCACTCGTCAAGTAATTGAACATACTTAGCCATAACGCGGAAATCAGCAGGGCTTGAAATCGTTGTGATTGCTTTGTTATTAGCGTCAACACGGTAAGAGAAACGCTCACGTGCGATTGATTGATAACCATTAGTTACAGTTACTGGAGTAATACCAGCTTCCCACATTGCTTTAAAATCAGCACTTGAAACAGAAGAATAGCAATCTTGATTTTCAGGTAAGCAAGCCATAATTGACTGTGCATTTAAAATCGGGTTCGCAGGGTCATCACAACCCAAACAACATGAAATAACAGCGCGCGCAACAGCAGTCATATAAGGTGCATTTTGATATTCAGCCAATAAACCTAACGTAGTTGCTTTAAAGTTCCAACGTGCGCCAGCATCACCCGTTTCACCAAATACAGTGTTTTCAGTAGGTGTGCCTTTAATAGCCATCCAAAGATTGCCAAAGCAGTTAGTTCCAAAACATACATTGTTTTTTGAGTTGTAAGCAGTGAAAACTTCACGCATAGTCGTTGCATCACTAGAAGCCAAAGCAGAACAAGCAAAGCAGCAGTTGCCTAAACCAGCTACTAAACCAGTAGTATTTAAACCACCAGCACCAGCAGTCGTTTCAGTTAATGCGCCTAATGGTGAATCAATAACTTGCGGGGCGCGACGGCTGTCAATGTAAACCATATTGAGGTTATCATATTCACCCGCATCTTTTGCAGTGATTGTTACAACGTTTGTAGCTGCAACAATAGTATAAGCAAAAGAAGGTTCAGGGCTAAATGCAACTTGAATTGCAGCCGCAGCCGCAGCATCAGTCATACCAGCCGTAAACAAAACAGACTTAGTAACTGAACCAATCTTAATGGTTTTCGTATGTGTTGTTGTAATAGCGGTTGTGGTAAATTCTTTAACAGCAGCAACCGCAGTCGCTAATACTGGCAAGAAAATAGCATGAATTGCAGTGCGACCTGTTGGGCATGAGCAAAAAGCCTTATCTAATGCAGTATAAGCAACATTTTTAGTGCCAATAAGTGAAGCTACAACACTTAAGCTTGAAAAGCTAAATACCTTGTTGGCAACAATATTGCTATTCGCTGGCAATGAAGCTGGCATAGGAAGCATAAGCAATGTAGAGCAATCAACCCGTGAAGGTAAAATCTCTGTAATGCAAACACCGTTAAAATCTTGCGTAAAATTAGCATTATTTAAATAATTTGTAATTACATTACTCATCTTTTAAATCCGTTTCTTAGGTTGGTTAAATTGTGGTTTTTCTTCAATCACTTTAGTTATTGGTTGTTTGCCTAAAGCCTCGAAATCTTGATTGCTTGGTGTTCTTTCACTTGAGAAAACACCATCACGCTTTGCACGTTGATATTCATCACCTGCCATAATTAGATATTCACCAGCCGCTGCTAGCCGAATATTGCCGTCCGTAAACCGCAGAAAAGCCGATTTTTTATCAGCAACTGTAACTATTTTATAACTCATTTAAAGTTTTCCTTGATATGAACACCATCTAACAAAACCCCGTTTCGTTGTGATTGATTGTCTCTTATAACTTGGTAGTTATAATTAGTTTTATAGGTTAATGTGCCTTGAACAGCGTATAGCAATTCAGACTTTGTGCCATTACCTGCTAACTGTGGTAAAATGTAAATATTAGTAATATCGCAATAAGCATCATTGCCTAATAATCTAATTTTTCTTGCTTGAAGTGTTCTAACTATGCTTGAAATTGTTCTGTCAATGAGCAAAATGTTGTTTTTAATCTTGTCATTTACTTCATCAATCAATTCAAAGTCTAAAGTTACGTTTGAATCAAACCTAATTAGTATTTCAAATTCAGCAACAAAAACCTTGCTAGTTACTGGATAGCCCATAGGATTATCACCAACACTTTTAACGTCAATTTCAAGGCTTGAAACAATAGCTTGAGGATAACCTAAAAACTTTTGAGGAAAACTAACGCCTTTGCCGTCACTTAATGCAGGTGCAGCGCGTTTTTCTAATTCTCCACATTCATCTATTAATATTTGAGCAATATTTATAACATGAAACATTATTTATACCGTATGAACCCGTCTAATGAATGATTTTCTTGCTTTAATGCAGCGTTCAATGCTTCTCTATACATTTTACGAGCAGCCATCTTAATTGTGCCTTTAGTTAAATAAACTGCATAATGTGTATTTGTCCCTAATACAGCTTCGTCACTATTAGAATTAACTTTTGTTGTTCTTAAAAGTAAACCCGTGTCTTTTGCGGGGAAATCACCAGCAGCAGAAGCCCTATGAACACGCCCACGTTTTCTATAAATACGACCGCGACCCTTTTTGCTATGTTCTGCAACAAAGTATGACTTAGCGTCTTTAATCGTGTTTTTTAAGTAATCTCTAACAATAGCTTTATCATAGATTAGCTTTGGTTGCTTAGGTAACTGCTCAACTTTAATCATGAGAATGGTATGTAAAGCTTAGTTGGTTTATCTAATCGAACAAGTTTAACGTCTTTGATTATATCTGTTCTGCATACAAAGTAATACAAACCCTTTGATATAAATTCTTGACCTATTTTGTTAATTTTATAAATGTAATCTATTTTTTGACCATATCGTCTATAAGGTCTATAAATATTATGGTTAATCTGTGGTAAGTAATCGTTATCTATACGAACCCAAATGCCAGTGTCATTTTCATTAGATGGTGTATTATTTTCATAGTTTTTAGGGGATATAGGCTGTTGATTGTAAATAGCAGCAGAATACCACTTAGCTTGGATATTTTTTAGATATTGCTCATCTGCATATTGTGCAGGTTCAATCACCTGTTCGGTTATTAATATGCGTTCGTTAAATTCACCAGTTGCAGGGGGGCGGCGTGATAATTTATCAGATAGCATAGCGGCGGTATGCCCCTAATAATGCTAATGCACCACTATCCTTAATAGGGTCATTAATATTTTCAACAGAACGTGTTGAACCGCTAATAGAAGCTCTATTTATAGCACTACCATCATGTGTATATAAATGTGAGGCTAAGTGATAAACTGCTTCCATCATATCTGCTGGCATTTGTTCAATACTTTCAATTCCACTAACCCACTCGCAATAAAGTGAACGATTGAAATAAGCTGGAATTCTAATCTCACCATTTGAATCTGTTCTGTGTAAATGCCCTTCAATGTAGACATCACCTTTATTCGGTATTGGTCTTAAAGTTGCTTGACCTGCATTAAAATCAATAGCAGTTTCAATTTTCAATAACTTAATGGCGCGACCTGTGTAATTTTCAACTTGCAAAATAGCAGCGCTTAAAACGCCTTTAATCTTACCGTCAAAATGATTGGGCAGGTCTTCATATCCTAGACGATTAACTTTAAAATCTTTAAATAATTCGTCAAAGATAGCCATTTTTTAGCACTTTACAATTTGAGCCATAGCACAATCAGGAATCTCAACAATTAAGCCCTCATCACATTGCGACTTTAGTTTAACTTTATATTCAAATTTATAGATTGAACCAGCAACAGCCAATGAATTAGTGTTGTGGCGGATTCTAATGCCTCTAGGCTTATCTGTAGAGAAAATCTTAATTTGCTCTAACGTAAAGTTATTTACACCAGCAACTAATGGCGTAGCACTTGTAATGCTATCTAATGCACTTAGTTGCGCTGGCGTTAATTCAGCTAATAAAACATTGTTCATGTCTGAAATCTTAAAATAGATTAATGAGACAAAGTTATATTTAATGCCGTTTTCTAAAGGGCGTAAAAAGTTCTCAAAAGAAAAAAACGAGCTATTCAACTCATTTTGACGTAGGAAAATATTACCCCCACCGCAGCAACAATCAACAGGAACGCCACAACCATTTTCAATAGTGTTGTGTGTATGACCACGTAATGGGAAGTAAGCATTTAGCATGATTTTTTTCTTTTCAAAACTTTAGGAGAAAGAACGGGGGCTGTTACACCCCCGCTTTATTTTAGCAAGGCTTCGTGCCGACGCAAGGCGCAGCAGGAATAACAAGCACAAGAGCTGGCGCAGGGCAAGCTACAGGAGTGCGGACTTCAGCAGCATGGCAGCCGTTTGAAGCAGTAGTGATATAATTAGGCATAATTATTTATCCTTATATGATTTGTATGGTTTTGTTTCTTTAATAGGCTCATCATTTTTGACAGGTCTATCAATATTTTCTAAGTATCCGTAGTGCATCATAGATTCTAGATAAGGAAGGCTTTCACCTGCCTCATCAAGATTATAAACTGCGCCATTTTGAAAGAACAGCTCACTTTTAGCAGCACCATAATAGAACCCTGTTAAAACTGAACCATCTTCTAAAATCTTTGTGTCACTACCAATAGATTTGATTTTGACAAATTTACTCATTAGATATACTCTAAAGTTACAGATACACCAGCAGCAGCACCAATAGGCTCTACTTTAATCCACTTAGTGTTAACTTTGTTGCGAAGCTCATAAATAACTTGTGAACCAGCTTTAACACCAATTTGAGTTGCAGTTGCTACCGCGCCGTTAGCAGTGAATGTCGCCAAGAAGTCTACATTAGCTGGCAAAGTGCCAGGGCAGTAGCATTCATCAGCCTTACGCTTTACCCAGTTAGTATCAGGTAAACATCCAGTTACGTCACTACCAGCAGTTCCCCAAATTTCAAATTGAGTTGTTGCAGCATTAGCAGAATCAAAGTGAAATACGAGTTGTGCGCGACCTTGTGGGGCTTCTACGGGGGTTACTACACCCCCAGCGAATACGATTTTATGTGTTTTCATAGTTTTAAATCCTTATGGAGAAATTAATTTGATTGCAGCATTAGGGCAATTCATTACGAAGTCCCATTCAGCATGACCAACAAAAACGTCACAGAACGAGCCATTTGAACCAGTATAACGGGTTACAGTTGGTGAAGTGTGCATAATCAATGTAGCAACTTGTTTTAAGTCACCAACGATATAATTAGCCTTCATTGGCTGCAATCCACCGACTGAATTGCCGTAGCCCGATGTATGGAATGAACGATTAGTTGTTCTAACAGGAATACCTTGAACCTCTAATTGACCATTAACGAATTGAACTGCACGACTTGGGTTAGTCGAAGTATCAGCCATTGCAGATAGTTGCGTTCTGCCTAAACGTGTCGTGTAAATTTTTACATTAGATTTGTTTTGGATTGTTAACGCGTCATATGCAGCGACAAGAGCTTGCCATGTGATAAATGCAGGAGCAGGAACAGCGCCAGTTGTTAATTGCGTTTTCTCGATTTTATCAAGCCAATTATCAACATTAGCACCATTACCAAACATAATATGTGCGTTCATGCCATTAATCATTTGTTGCGAAATACCACGACGAACACGACCAGCAATATCAAGCGTTGAATCTTCAATCTGATGACGGTGCATACAGAATTTAGAACCCATAAGCTTAACGCGGCGGGTTACTTCAGGTGCTAATACAAGGTTATTACCGTTTGGCATTTCACAAGTATCATCGTTTACGAAAACAGCCTCTTGATATTCAAGAAAATCAGGTGCATATTTGTAATCACGTTTACGAACGGAGCGGAAAGCAAACTCACCCAATAGGTTATCAGGTTCATCTAAGCAGGTTTTGAAATCACGAAGAATTTCAGGGTCATAATACGAACCACCACCAACTAATGAGAAGTTCATAGCAGGGCTATTCATAATCTTACGAGCATATTCTAAATCATTGCCCTTAAGCACATCAGAAGCGGCAGAGAAAAGGCTAGAATTAGAAAACTTAGACTTAAATGCAGTAGCAGCTTTATTGTAAGAATCTGATTTTGTGTTGTAAAGTGAGGAAGTATGCTCATGATAAGCCTCTAATTCTTCTTTACGAGCTGTAAATTCTTTAGCAAGTTCAATTTCATCTTCGACATGAGCAGAAAGAATATCAAAGCCTAATTCTTTGCTAAAAGAACCACGTGATTGCTCACCATTCAATGATTTTTCTTTTAATCCACGTGATTCAGCCGCTTGCATAATTGCATCTAAATTAGTATACTTTTCTTTCAAATCTGAAATAGAAGCATCTTTGTCATTTAGTTGCTTTTGAAATTCATTGGTTGCTTCAAGGATTGCTTTGTTGATTGATTCATCATTAGAAGACTTGAATTTAGCCTCAAATTTCGTTTCAAGAGCTTGAAAATGTTTCGCTGTCTCATCTGTAGCGACAAGGGCAATTTTTGCAAAAACATCTTCCTTTGTTGTAATATTTTCGGTTGTCATGTGACTATCCTATATTGGGTTATGATTATTTGAGAATGTCTAAAAGAACATCGTCAACTGTTTTGAAAACCAAATCACTTGGCTTTGTGAAAAGCGAACCATCAATCTTTTTTAAATCAGATATGAAAATTTGCGCTTGTTTTTGGCTCAAACCGAACACTTCCCGTGTTAAATCTTCGCACACTCTAACATCCATTGAAAATTTATCCTTATTGGTAAGCATAAAATCCTTAAAGGCTGTTATAGAATCTTTTTTTACTTCCTCTTGCTCTAAACCAAAGGTTTTTAAAGCTTGGGAAAATGTTACTTGTGAACCCGCAATAGCAGGGTTAACACATAATGAAATCTCGTCTAAAAATGTTTCTGTAATATCAATCTTTGTGCCGTCACTTGACTTTTTAGTTTTAGTACGGTCAACTTCAATGCCAACACTTGCACCTAATGGCTTACCACCGTTTTCAGCATTAAAATTAATATATGACGCGGCATCTTTGCCATATTGATTATCAAGATTTAACTTTGATTTTGCATATAGATATTCATCATCTTGATATAATTCAGTAATAACGCCAATTGGCATTGAATATGTATCATGTGACCATAGCAAAGCAGGTTTTAAACCACTTTCAATATACTTTGAAAAGCAACCTTTTTTAAATTCAAAGATTTTATGCCCTGTGACGTTGAAAGCGCAAGCCTTCATTGTAAACTCACCATTTTCTAATACTTTAGTTTTACCTTGATTAGAAATGTCATTTTGAAAAAATCTCATTGTTTTTCAACCTTATTTTGTTTGTCTTCGATTTGAAGCTTTGTTTTATCAATTTTAATAAATTTTTCAGTAGGGAGTAACGCCCCGCATATCGTGTTTAGTAATGGTTCAGCATATTCCGCATAAACAGTCATTTCTAAAAAGTGTAATCGTGATTGCATCATGTTTTCATACGTGCCTTGACCAACGCCAATTAAATCAGATGGAACGCCCATGGCTATTGCAATATCTTTTTCAACCTGTTGCATTAAATCAACTTTGAAAAGGTCACTTGTAATCTGTGATAAACTGTTAACATTTACATCACCGAAGGCTAACATATGCTTACCTTCATCTTTAGCGCCTTTTAAACGGGCGACTAAAGATTTGCTCATCTCTTCAATAGCATTAGAAGCCATTTCCGCAGGGGGAATAACTGAAATAATGCTAGGTAATATAGGGTTTTTCTCTAGGGTTACAGAAGCTCTATGATATTGCATCGTTTGCAATTTAGCTGCTTGAACGGCTGCAATTAACGGAATAAACGGGGTTTTACTATCAAAAGCGCTAGGTGTATATTTAACAGCGAACCCATTAGGCGCATCAATTATAGCCCAATCTGTGTAATTTAAGATAAAAGGTATAACATCGGATTCATCACCCTTGCTTTTATGACGAATACCAACCTCTTTTTCTGAATTTTCACGGTCTTTGACAACGATATAATCTGCATAAGGGCAAATCTCAATATAAAGACGTTGTGAGCTTTCAGTAAATGCTAATTTTAAAAAGCAACCACCTTTTAGCATCTGTTGCCAAAAAATTAACTGTAGCATTTCATTCTTTGACGAATACAACAAAGGATTAATCAAAGCGTCATATACGTATTCAGGCTTAATAGCCTTAGCTCTTTTTACGCCTTTAATATCTTTAACAGGATTGCCGCTATTCGATTTTAAAGCCTCAAATTGAACATTAGAAGCCTCAGAACGTATCAACTGGACACAACGTGCTAAAGTAGGGTTGCGTGTAACATAGGCTATTAATTCCCTATCTGTTACATGAGATAAAAGAAAAGGGTTGTTGCTATCGTCTTCTATTTTAAACGGATTGAATTTTTCAGGTTCACATGGGGTTACAGGCTGTGAAGACATAGTAACAGTCTCTTTATTGCCAAACAACCCGAATAAATTCATTATTAGCGTTCAATCGTCTTTTTAGTGTTGTCTATTGGTGCAACAGATTGTGCATTAGCACTTAATCCACTTAATGTAGGGGCAGGAGCAGATACTAAACCAGCAGAAGCTACACTTGAAACACCACCGCGCCAATTGTAATTAGCTATTTGCTGTTGGACTGGGGTCATTCCACCACATGAAGAACATCCACTCATTGATTTAACTCCGCTTTTTTCTTAGCTTGTCTTATTTCAAATAAAATATATGTTAGAGCTAATGGATACGTTAAAAGCACCCAATTGCTTAAGAAGCATAAACCAACTGTTAATAACGTATTAATAACACCAGCAAGAATAAACCTAACCGCTATGCAGCCTGTGCATCCTTCAGGATTATTTTCTGTTATTGTTGCTTTCCAGTTTCTCTCTGCCCAAAACAAAAACGCATTACCTGTCTTTGTCATGTAAACCCAAGGATAAAAATAGTTATCCTGTAAATACTTAACCATTAATAACGCCCGATAATTCACCCTCTAGCGATAGATTAATTGCTTGCCATAATGCATCTGGTTTATCACAAAGCCAATTAGTGTTTAATGTAATGCCAGCACCATCAATGACAGAATAAATCTGTGACATCATGCCGTTCAGAAAAGGCTTCGTAATTAAAGCAGCATCTTTGCCACATTTATCAGTAAACTTCTCAAAGTATGGCATCACATTAACGTTTTGAACACTAGGGCGATAAGCACATTCTACTTTAGGATTAGGCAAAAACGTCGTTACATTGCCAACAATTGAATATGTGCCAGCAACTCCCGAATTAGGTATAATAGCCATTGTTAATCTTTCTTAACTTTTGCTTTTATGGGCTTATCATCTGAAATAAAGTTACCCTTATCATCATATGCCATAACTTTAGGCATAGGCATTTCGTTCTTTGCCTCTGGCATTTTAGGTAATTCGTGTTTAACTTCTTCAATCATTGTAATCTCCTAAGCGCAAGGTAAGCGGATGTTATTGAGTGACACCCATAGCAAACCTCCAGCAGGGGAAGCAGCACCGTTAACGCCCAAAGTGAAATAAGGATTAACTGCTGTGTTGAATGAATCAGCATAAGCGCGAACAAACACTCCGTTTTGACCACCGACCACGCCATTAACAAATCTAACTTGCCCGTTAACCATCTTTGCGTCACCGACTGTGCTTGCTGCTATAGGCACTGAAATAATAGGTTCACCTAGAACATTTGCGCCTGATATAAACGCAATGTTTGGTGAGCCAGTAATGCTTGCACTAAGCTGTATTATGCCCACAATCTCAACAGCACCACGTGGGTCATCATCGAGTGTTAGGTTGCGGTATTGGCAGGTATAAGGTGCACTATAATTGGCAACAACACCAGCAACGGCAGGTAATGCCGCTGTCGCTGCTGGAGGTGTGCTACCCGCAACAGTTACGTTACGCCATTCGCCCGTATTGTGAGATTGGTCATATAGAGCTGAAAGTGCTAAAGATGGGGGGCTACCGTAACCTGCTTGGATATAAGTGCCGTCCGCAAATCTAACGCGATTTTTTCCAATACTAATACCAGTAGCACTCGAAACCGCGCCTTCATACTTAGCAACCATGATTGCGCCAGTTGGAATTAATGAATTACCGCCGTAATAAGCAATAACAAAATCACTATCAAACGAACCACCGCCGCCCGAATATGCAGGTGGAATATAATAAAGTGCTTCCCAAACTCCGAGAGGCACAAAACGGCGACCGCCTATTGTTTGAATTTGACGAGTTACGTTTGAACCTACGTTAACGACTGGAATTTGAAAGTTAGCGGCTGGCACATTAATGTAATTATAGCCGTTGCCCCATGAAGCATAGCCGTCTGAAATACCATAAATTAACGTATTGTCATCCCATGAAACAGCAATACCTGTTGCTGAACCAAGTATCCCATTAACTGTAGTGCCACTAAAGAATGTCGAAGTTAACCAACGACCATGTTTTAAACCCTTGTGGGTAATGCCTTTGTTACGGTGTAAAGCATCTGTTTCATGGTCAGCAGGGGTTGTCATGAAGTGAGCGTCACCAGCTCTTAAAGCTTTCTGAACGCCACCGACTAGAATTTGGATTGTCGAGTTTGCACCCGTAGTTTGACGTGAAGCAATAGGCATCCAATGACATGGAACTGTAACAGCCCCAGAGTAACCGCTAATTACGAATTGTGGTGTAACCGTAGGGTTATCAATGTTCGGAACTAAGAAAAGTGTTTCATTGTCATTTAAATCAACAACAGTTGTCGAAGTTGGCACGATAGGGTGAACACCACGTAAAGCGCCACCAAACCATGCAGGCTTTTCAGCAGCTGTCATTAGACGCCATGAGCGTGCAGCCGCACCGTTAACGACGCCGACCGCCGCGCCTACTGCTCTATTAGCACTTGTTGAATCGAAATAACCTGACGAGTTTACGTTAGGTGTTGAACCCGAATCAATCCAACGAATAGCCCCAGTAAAGCCAAATACCACTGGAATTGCGCTGTTTCCGCCTGGACAAAAGAAGTAACCCTCACCCATTGCACGTTGCTTCATAGCAGACCAAGCGTCAGATGTAATCCTACCACCGCGCCCCGTTTGAGAACATAAGCCGACAACGTCACCTGTGCCTAATGTAAAGACTGAGGCATCATCACGTTTAGCAACCATAATATAATCATTAGAATTTAAGAAAATATCTAGCGCGTTTGTATTTACAGTGTAAGGAACGATTAAGAAGTTAGCAGGAACTGAGGTTGGTGCAGAACCCGAGACGTGTTTATAATAAAGTGTATCCCATGCGTTAAGCGGTATGCCGCCTGTAGCAATAGAGCTACCAGCTGTAGCCGCAACAACAGCGCGAGTGCCACCGCCTGCAACTGGAACAGCGAAGCCATCAGCTGGCATGTCTATTCTAAAGTAACCGCTAGGCTCTACAGAATTAGTGCCAGTTGTCATGATATGGTAAAAGCCAACCCAACGAATCTCCCCATTAAGAGAAATCTTAGTAGCAGCCTGTGAAGAAAATCTGTCTTGTAAATTGCGTTGCTTTTGAACTATCTGTGTCCATGAACCCCATGTAGTAGCTGAAGTTGACATACGATAATATTTGCGACCATCGTCAAGATAAGCCTCTTGGCGGATTTGACCGCCACTCATATCACTAGCTTGACCATACTTACGAAACGTATTAACACCTACATAAGGGCTAGGCGCAGGTATGACGCCAGCAGCAACAGTCATACCAACAACAGCGGCATCTTTAAAATCAAAGTATGAACCAGCGTTTGTAAAGTCTTGTGGTAAATCGTTGGCGTTACGAGTATCAGCAGAGCCAACGGCATTAGGTATAACCACCTTGCCTGTAGGGTCAACGCCGATTGCCATCGTATTAAGAACAGAAGTTGGCGTAGTATTCGGATTTAATTTACGTAATGCAAAGCCCGAATCATTAACAACTAGGCTGTCTACTTCTAAAGTTGTAGTAGGGTCAACATTTAAACCCACGTTACCATTGCGGCGAATGTTTTCTGTAATGTCTGTTGTGCCATCAGGTGAAGTTGTCGCACCAGCAGCAGAACGCCAAAAATCAGCAGCAGCACTTGACGCCGCCTGTGATTGCCACGTATTACCTAAAGTCTCAAATTCGCCAAATTGATTAATGCCGATTACAGTGCCATACATTGTGAATGGAACAGTGCCACTATTCTGAACGCGAACAAAAGTGCCATCAGCTTGAACCGTTGGCAAAGGTAACGTAATCGTTTGATTAGCAGTAGTTTGATTAATTTTAAAAGCAGCCGCCTTATCAACTGTATTAACAGCAGTGCCGATAACACCCCCAGCAGGTAAGTTGGCGATTAAAAGCGGGTCGACTATAAGCCTATTTGAAATATTCATTATACGTCAATCCGTATTAAAGCGTTAGGAATAGGGTTTACAACAGAAATTGTAATAGCATTAGGGTTTTCAGCAATTAAACCATGGTCAACACGTAACATAGGAGTAAATCGAGTATCCCAAACGGTAATCTCAACAGGAGAACTACCTCTGTTATGTGTTATGATATTATTACCAGCGGTTAAGCTTTGTGAAATAGGTATAACATCGGGCGTTGCAGCAACAGAACATTCACCAAACGTAAACCCACCTTGTGGAACATTTTGTAAATTAAAGTTTTCATCCGCATAAGTGCCACTAATAATGCCACCATCAGGACGGCGAACGAAATTCGCTTTATAAGAGCGCCCGTTAACGCAAATCCATTCTTCACAGCATGACATAGTTAAATCCTTAAATTAGAAGGAGCGACCCATCACTAGGCGGCTCGTTTAGGTATGCCAGACCCATTTCTAGGCGTGGCATTGGAGTAGGAGCGACCCATCACTAGGCGGCTCATTGATTAGTTAAACTTGACGTAATCGAATTTTACGACCACGGTCATTGTATATCGGTTTTCCGTATTTAATCAAAACACGGGGATAAATTTCAGCTTTAATCGTTTGGCTTGGATTACCTAGAATAATCTGCCTTTCATTATCAGGGTCATTACACCCTATAGCAAAAGCAAAATATTGAACTTGATTGCCAATGGTTCTTGTGCTGTCACAAAACATAGGTCGGTCATTATTTACACCTGCAAATGTTCTATTTCCACCTTGACCATTCTTACCAAGAGCTGAATGCTCTTGACCGAAAGTCACGCCGTTTAGGTTGCCATTACCGCCACCCCAGTTTGAATTAATATCGGCAATGCGAACGATAGGGAAATTATATGCTTTGTTATTCGTATCTAAAAACCAATTTTGCAAGTCAAAAATCTGATATTGATTATTAGATATCAATTCTCGCTCTGTGATACGTTCAGGAGGTTGCGACCCGCTTCTTGTGTTATGACGACCATTGCGAACCCTTGATATATCATTAGAGCCATCCCAACTTGCAGGGTGTACCCAGCCACGCTTATTGTCGTAACGATAACGGACACCATTGCCTAAAGCACGAGAAACACCCGCAGAATAACCGCTCTTATAACGTAACAAAGCAGCAAATGGCTTTAAATCTTTCAATCTTTCCCATTCAGCTTTTGTTAATCCACCAACAGAAACAGTATCATGCTGCCCCGATTGAACACCATTAGGGTTCAAGAAAAGCCTTGCTTGTGGCAGGATTAAACCACCACCAATACTTAATGAACCACCGCTTGACATTATGCAAAAGTCCCGTGAATGTTAGCATAAGCGTTGCCTATTGCTCTAATTTTATATTCACGGCGCAAAGTTTGCTCTTGACCACGTGATAAATTAAATTCCTTTGTTTCACCATTTAGTAAATAAGCGATTGTGCCATCGGGCATATCAACTTCAATTCGGTTAGGTGACGATTGACCGTTTGTTACGCCAGCCGCTGTGACTGTAACAGATAATAAATCACCCGCAATTAAACCTGTATCAACAGTATCAGGCTGTCCCGCAAAATTAGGATTAGAAGCAGATAAACCAGCTCCCGCAATTTGTGGTAATGCAGAACCAGTAACATTTACGTTATTCGAAATAACACAAGCGCCCTTTAAAATACCAGCAGGCTTAACCAAAGAAGCAACACCTGTATCATCATTTTGCCAGTAAACTACACCATTAGGAATACCGTTTTTCTTTACAACTAATTGTGAGTAATTAACGCCATTTAAGCACCATGCAACAGGGTCACTCTCGAAATCATTATCAGGGCAATTAACTAAAGTGTTAATACTTGCAACAGGAAAAGCCGCACCAGTTGATAAATTCAAAGCGGTTGTATTTTCAGGAATGCCCGTCGTATTAGTGTCTAGCCATTGATGAACAATTCTAATTCTATCACCCGCATCAGTGCAACGATAAATAACCTCACTGTCATATTTTGGCAATGGCAACGGGTTAGGTTGTGGCGGTGGCAAATCAGGAAGCGTAACATTAGGCGCGGGGCAAGCCACGCCGTTAACTACTTGAAACATTACTTGGGTCATTGTTTAAATCTCTTGGAACATCATACTAGGTGATATTGTGTGTTTACTTGACGGCATTAATTCCGTCATTGCCCAAACTAGGGCATCTAATCTATCAGGTGAACCTTTGCCTTTAAACCCCATATTGCTCATTTCAAGCATCTGTGATTCTAATGCACCAAGTCCTTTTATATGTTTAACCTTGCCCTGCTCATATAATGTAGCAACAGGTTCAGCACGAATATGCTTGCCACGTGAAGCTGTAACAGCAGTATATGACACTCTAGCATCAACGTTACGTATGACACTTTTAACCATATCACCGCCAAAATTACTTTCAGCAACAATCCTGTCCGCACTATATTTATAATAAGCTTGTACCGCTTGATTAGCCCATCCTTCAGGCGTTAATGAGCAAGTAACGTCGTCAATAACGTAATATAAGCCATCTTCACCAAGTCCGCAAATTACAATGCCTTGATAGTCACCAGCCTCATTGCCTTTGCCACTAGGGTCTACACCAACAATAACGCGTTTCATAACTGGCAATTCATCACCAACTGTCATATGACAATCGTCAATCATTTTACCAGTCCACAACGCGCCTTCAATATCCTCTAATATCTCACCCTCTAATTCTTGGCGACCGATACGAGTCCCCTCATAATCTTTTTGCAAATCTTCGTAAAAGTTTTCTGAAAGGTTAGCTTTATTATCAATTGTGCGACCACGGATAATCTTAGCATCCGCTCGCTTTATAATCTCTTTAATGGCAGGTAATGGGCGGGGAGTAGTCGAAAAGTAAATTCTAGCCTTTAGGTTTTCGCCACCGATTTTAGAACGCATTGCAAATCGTAAATTATACAATACTGAATCTATATTTTTACCGTAAGCTGCAAATTCTTCTAAACCAGCCCAGCTAATGTTTAAGCCACGAATCCTATCAGGCTCTGTTGCATACATTAAGTAAATCATTGAGCCGTTAGCAAGGTATAGCTCACCATCACTAATTCTTAAAGCATCTTTCCAAGAACCGCCACGCAAGCATTGTGTTGGTATAATGGTTTTTAAACCACTTTCGCCATCTAGTGTGATTTTCTTTAAGTCACCATGTGTTGGTGCTATTATAACGCCCTTAGTATTAGCGTGCAGTGCAGCCTTTAAAAAGCAATTACTATTTAACGCCCATGTCTTACCAAAACCTCGACCGCATAGCCATCCATGCCATTTAAAGTCTTCAGTCTCATCTACAATTTGATTGGGGCGGGCTTTTGTGTAAAATTCACTAGCGAAAGCAGCAACAGCCGCTTGATATGGTGATAAATTCATAAACCTTAAACGCCGTAGCTTATTAATTAGCACCGTTTAATTTATAAATCAATAGCTAAAAGTAGCTAGTTTACAAGCCAATTAACATCATACATAGCAATACAATAAATCCCACTGCTAATATAAGCAACCTTTCGTCGTACTTGTCCATTGCTAATTTTTCTTTCATGAGTAGCTAGTTTAGGTTATTATCCTTAATAAATACATATACATCAAAACAAAAAACGCAATTAAAATTAATGTAATATTATCTTCGCTCATCATAATCTCTCGTATAAAATGACTGAATAGTGCAATAGCATCAAACCTATTGCAGTTACAAAAATAATCCATTGCCAGCCGTGTTTATTTTCTTTTCTGAAAAATAAATCTTCTATGCCTTCGGTAATTAATAAAACTCCGATTAAAGCTGAAATAATACATGGTATCCAAATCCAGTTTATCATTATAATCTCTCCCATATGATAGTAGCACAATAAAACATTAAACAGGATGCAAATAAATTAACAGTCAATTCTATCAAGCTCTTACCCCTATTTTCATATAAAGCATATACAAAAACTCTCGCACCAATAACACAAGCACTTATAAATAATATCCAGTTTAACACTTTATTTCTCTCTCATAAATTCTATTATTTCTAAAAACGTATTATGGGTTATCATGTTACGCATAACTCTACAACCTAACTCCATATTTGTCTCATCATTATCACTAATAACATTGAACATAATTGTGGTTTCATAGTTATCGTCTTGAAACTTGATGTATTTATCCTTACCGCTGCAGATTTCGCGGCTAAGGTAAGTGTCATTATCTATTGTAATCTTATTTTCAAAACGCCCACATAAAAAATCTATTGTTAACATTTTATTTTCCCCTTATTTACCTATCGTTGATACATCACAACTCAAACCCTGATTTGCCAGCCACGCCTTAGCGATAGCCTCTTCGCCTATGGCAACAGCAGCTTTGACAACATCTCTTGCTTCTAAGGATTCGGCGACAAATACCCACTCTTGGTGTCGTCTCTTAAATTCATCGAGCGTAATTTCAGGCAGCCCCGTGTTTAATGAGCGATGGTTGTGTGATTTTAAAACTGCTGCTTTTAAAGCATCTTCCGTTGGTTCGTATTTCATTTTTTCCATTTTTTTCATTCTCCTTTATTATAAAAAAGTTTTATTATTATTGACGACAATAAAAACATCATAGATGCTACCATAAATTCATGCCAACCAACAACAATGCCAAAAAGCATAAGGAACAATATGATAAACATTGATACTAAACCAACAACAAAACTCCACGATAGTAAGTTTAGGATTACCCTATCAAGAAACCCTGCAAAATCTATGCCATCAATGCTTTTTAACCATTCATCATCATTCATTTTCATTCTCCCAAAAACAAAACGTGAGTTGGTGGGTTTATAATCGAGCAATGTATTCTTTGCCCGTGAAATGGGTTGAACCCCAAATCACCAGTGTGTCTCCTCCACTCTATGTAATAAACATGCGCGGGAGCAATAACATCAGACTCATAGAAAGTGTCACAATCATTTACCCTCTTGTGAATGCGGAAACTACCACCGTAACCTAAGTAGAAACCACTCTGGGTAATGTCACATGTAGGGATTACATCGAAATCAACTTTATTTCTTTTTTTCATCTTAATTCTCCTCATACCAACATATTAAACAATCGCTCCCGTTATGTCAATAACTATTTTTGATAAATAATTTAAATTTGTGAAAAATAACTATTGACATATTGAATGGGTGTGATATTGTTAATCTAACAAAGGATATAATAAAATGAAATTTAAACAAGGTGGCGTTTACGTAGATGATGAAACGGGGGCGGTTTATGAGTGTCAGCACACCCCAATTACAAACCAAGAAGGTGCGTCACGAACTGGTTACTTAAAATTGTTATCGGCGCATAATTCAGATACAGTGCCTGTCGGGTTTTGTTTTACAAGCGAAGACTGTGTGTCTTTAGGCTTAAGACATTGGCAAGTCTCAGATGAGCCCGAGTTTTACGACGTTGAAAGATGGGGTAATATTGAAATTGGCAAGGTTTATAGAAGTTTTTTAACAACCAAAATAGTTAATAGATTTATCTATGTGGGACAATCTTTAGATGACCATTTCTTCTTTGCTTATTATGAGGGGGGAAAAGTTACAAATATGGGCGTTAGAAATAAAAAAGATATTCATTTAGACATCACCCGCCCCGCTTTCCCCGATGAGATTGCAGGTCTTAAATTACCACAGTTACAAGGAGAAATAAAATGAAATACATTAAATACATCCTAATTATATTAACATGTTCTTATATGTTAGCTTTGTTCATATTGGTGTTTTTAGGCATGGGTGGGGGTGTAGTAACCCCAAGCATGGCTCAATCGGCATTTGCAGGGTTCTTATCTTTATTTTCAGCGTGGTATGTTTATGTGATTGCTGAGTGGCTGGTTAATTCATAGCTCGCCTATCTAAAGTATATATAAAAACCACATAGCAACTTAAAGAAATATGTAAACCCCTATTTTGGGACATTTTTTTAACAAGCTATGCAAAATTGTTATATCTAACACAAATTCGAATTACAGGGGTTACAGATATGACCCTGTAGTTAACTAGGTGAGGTAGTTAGGCACATGGGAGACCAACCGCAAACCTATCTCACCATCTTTTTAAAGGATTAAATAAAGTGAATAATGATTTAAAGCCCAGTGATTACTATAAAAATGTCGTTAATAGCATTAATAGAGCTATAGAGTTCTTAGAAAAAAAGAATGAACACATTTACCCATCGATTTTATTGTCAACCCTTAAATTAACAATGTCATTAATTGATAAAATCAAACCTGATGTTTATATTACTAGTAAAAGCCTATTTCTTCATTCAAAAGATGGGTTGCGGTTTTTTCTAAGCTCAGTATCTTATTATAAGCGCATAAGCACAATAAAACATGTTGATGACATTGATAGCCATTGTGAGAATATAAGACGTGCTATAATAGAATTAAATATTTATGAAAAAATGATGAGGGTTGAGTAAATGAAGAAAATATTAATGGCAACATTATTAATCTTAGCACTTGCGTCCTGTAATGAGAATTCGTCACATTGTAAGGATTGGAATAGTGATATAACTTGTTTACCGACAAAAGAAAACACGATTATCTATATAAGGTTGCAAGATGGCGCAGAGACAACAGCAAGCGTGCATAGGTTGTGGAAAACCTATAAGGCTATATTTGTAACTGACAAAGGCGTTGTATCACCTATCATGTGGAGAAAACCGTAATGTTAATCACCTATGATATAAGCGGCAATGAATTAAAGGGGCAAGAGCTACTTGATTTTCGTCAAAAGGTATTTAAAGCCATTAAGGACGTGAGAAAGTCGTATAACCGCAAAGAGTTTATCAATGGTATGGCATGGCAAATTAACGGTCTGTATTTTGCAAATCTCTACAGATATAATCATTTAAAGATAGGCGTTACACATTACTTTGATATAATCATTAATCCTAGCGATGATGATATTGCAAATAATGAGCTTGTCATTCAAGACTTTACTCATGATGATTTAGTGGTGAGATTACCAATCAGAAATATTTCTGTAGCTTTTAAAATAGTTTTATAAAACTGAAAATAGTTATTGACAGGGCGTAAAAACCCGTCTATATATATAAACACAACAGGGCAACGCCCAACCAACAAGGGACTAAGAAAATGGCTTATATCAATCAAGAAACTAAAGCTAAAATCGTTAATGAAACAAAAGTATTACTAAAAAAATACAACATGAAAGCTACTTGGTCGATTAAAGACCATGCTGTTTTAAAATTAAATGTAAAAACCTCTAATGTTGATTTTATTTCTGATAAAATTGCTTATTTAGAAACAAGACATGACGATATTTCAGAAAGCTATTTAAAGTATTTCAAAGATGGTGGTTACTTAAATTCTAACACCTCAATAAGAGGTAACTTGCTTTTCACTGGTAAATCTGAAGAGTTTTTAACTGAATTAGCTAAAATAATTTACAGCGCAGAAAACAACCATGATAATTCAGATTCTCAAACAGATTATTTTGACGTTGGTTTTTATTTTTATGTTAATTTAAGTGAAGTGAAGTATATATCACAATGACACCAAACCAACTTAAACAAGCTAGATATGACCTCGCAATTAATGCGGGGTTAGGGCGGGGCTTTAAGGCATCTGAATTTGCCCGTTTAATGGGACTTACAGGCATTACAGGTGGTGAAACGGTAATAGACTATGAGCAAGGTAAGAAAGCCCCCAGCGGCGTTTATATCAAGCTTATAGAGGCTTATGTTAAACACGGATTGCCTAATGACTGGCGTGATAGTTTAGTGCTTTGATACAATGCTTAATATTATGTAAAACTCATTAACTTCATGTTTTTTATTAGAGTTGAAAAAATAGTAGTTTTTACGACTTGACGGGAAATGCCTCCCTATTTCATTGCTTATATCATCACATAATTTACTTATGGCTAGTTTAAATTCATTTTCTGTCATGTGATTAACCCTTTGACTTATGAGCACCAGCCATCTTTATTATATCTGCAAACATATCCTCATTCATGGTTGCTTTGCTTTCTTGTGGTGTTAATACAATGCCGTTAGCATCCTGCTCTCTTTGTTGTGCTAATATCAACGATTGCTGATTTACGGAGAATATCTTACCAACTTCGCCAAGCTCTTTAGTGTTGATTGTCTTACTTGCTTTATATTCATCTTGCAACAATTTGACCTTAGCCTTTATAAGCTCTTGGATTGCAGAACCTATTTGCCTTCCTTCCCTTATTTCTCTTTGATGGTCTTTTACAATGTCTGTAAGTCGTGTTGATTCCTTATCAATGGCATCTGTTTTTTGTTCTTGTGTTAGCCCTGAAACCACCCCTGCAACTTTGGCTGCAACTTCTTTTGCAATAATTGCGCTAACGTCTTGTTTCCATTGGTTTTTTTCTATATTTCTGTCTATAGCTGGGCGGCTTACTTTGTATTTAATAGCTAAACTGTTTATGCTTGCACCTGCACAATAGTCTTTTCCTACATTCTCCCAAAATATAGCATCTTTGTGATATGGCTCTTTAGGTTTTTTTGTTTTAGGCTTTACTGCCATTGTATTATCTCTATGTTAGATTACATATTAACACATTGTTTCAATAATGGCAA